CCAACAGACGCGGCAGCCACAACATCTTTTAACATTCCAACTATTACCACAGCAACCAACAACGCACTTGTTATTGGTATTGGTATGCGTGTTAACGATACCGCACACACATTTACTGTTGCTACATATACTGAGCGCTCTGATGACCATACCACCTCCGGTACAGGCCACGGAACCGAAGTATCCAGCCTTGTCCAAGGTACGGCGGGTGCGGTAGCAGCAGCAGCAATTACCCCATCAGCGACAGTATCGTCTAGGGTACTTGCAACAGCAGTAGCATTTCAACCAACTGTAGATACCATTTTCGGCTGGAACGAGGCAAAATCAGCCCAACTGTGGACTCCTGCCAGCCACAGGTCAAGTAGGTGGTAACAAATGGCTAGACTGGGTAGAGCCTTTAGAATTCAGCCAATAGCGCAGCCAAACCCCGCTATTGAAACTGTTCTATTCAATCAGCCCTCTACCCTAACCCCAAGCACTACAGATACAGGAACCCTAGTCGGCACAGACACCGCCCAGATTGTAATTGTAGAGCCAACAAAGCACCTACTGAGGCAGACATTTGAAAACGGAACTAACGGAGCACTTGTTACTACTACCACTTCTAGGGGAGGTGGAGACTCATTCTCTCTAATTTCTGACACCGGATCGGCCCTAACTTATGACACAAGCAGGTCCGTTAACGGAACTAGGTCTATGCATATTAATGCAACAACCAACGCTTATACTAGATGGGATGCCTTCCAAATAGGAGAGACTCCTCCAACGACCTTCTACTTTAGATTGTATTTGTGGATGGATGCCAACCCATCAACTACCAGAAGAATAGCAGCATTTTATGATAATACAAACACCCTGGTCTTCGGCCTGAACATCAGCACCGGCGGAAAGGTGCAAAGTTACGATGCTGCAAATACGTCGATGGGTCTGTCAACAACAAGCATCTCCTTGGGGCAATGGGTAAGAATAGAAGGTAAGGTTTTCACAAACGCTACGACGGGAACCGTCGATATGCGCCTATACAATAGTCCACAGTCTGCGACCGCGACAGAAACCTGGGCGTATACCGCAAGGAATACCGGCCCCCACTTTGATGAGGTCAGATGGGGTAACACCGCCGCAGTTACCCAGGAAATGTGGATGGATGATATTGCAATGTCGTTCGATGACTGGATTGGTCAGACAGCATACGCCGGAACTGTTCTAAGTCGCGTAGCAGGAGGACTAACAGCAACACAGTTCTCTGTCACATTCCACACCCTAGGAGTAACCAATGCTCGAATGGGATACACCACCGACTCAACATTCGCAACTGGAGTAACCTATACTTCTTATCAGAATACTGGTACGAATGGATTTACCAAGTTTACGACAGGAACGCTGTCAGCAAATACTCAGTATTACTACTTTCTAGAGGATAATCTCGGACAGAGATATTATGACAAAAACTCTAAGGGTGCTGTAAAAACTCCAAATGCCGCTGGTACGGCAACAAACTTCACGATACACCTAGGATCGTGTATCACCTCTGGTTCAGCCGGTGAAGCCCTGTACCACTCAGCCAGCAGATCGACCAGACCAGCCTTCTGGTTGCATATGGGAGATATCCACTACGAAGATATCGGAACTAATGACCAAAACCTAGCAAGAACCGCCATGAGGGTGGCAATGGAGAAGCAGGCAATAAGGGCATCATTGAGAGACACCGCCCTGGTCTATATGCCAGACGATCACGATTATAGCGGTAACAATATTGATGGTACAGCGCCAGGTATTCCTGCGGTGCAGGCTACAGTCAGAGAAATGTTTCCAACATATACACTTCCGGTATCAGACTCACTAGAACATGCCTTCACAATTGGAAGAATCAGATTTATTATTCTAGACGTCCGCGCTCACAGATCAGACCCGGCAGCCACAGATAACTCGTCCAAAACCATGCTCGGAACCACTCAAAAGGCGTGGCTAAAATCAGAACTTCTAAATGCTACTGAACCGGTTAAGGTAGTAATGTCTGGAATGGTGTGGCACGGAACCACGACAACTGATGATACCTGGGCCAAGTACAGTACAGAAAGAACAGAACTTCTGAACTACATCTCCTCCAATAACATCACCGGACTGTACTTTGTCTCAGGAGACTCTCACTTCCTAGCAGCAGACAATGGCACAAATGCTCCGGGTGGCTTCCCCGCCATTCAGGTGGCACCAGTAAACAACTCTGCTACTGTGCGAGGAGGATCAACCTGGTCTCAGGGTGCATACCCTACCGCAGCAGATGCAGCAACCTATAAGCAATACGGTATTCTAGACTTCACCGACGACGGAACCACAGTAACTATTGATTTTACTGGATATGATTATGTAAACAATATTAACAGAATTACAATGAGCACGTCGGTAGGTGGATCAACCAATAAGTCTGCCAGCGATACCGGAACACTTTCGGCAACCGAATCTGCATCCATTCTGGTAACATCTACAATTACTGACACCGGAACAATTGTAGGAACAGACACGGCATCGGTACAGGTTGTTACATCAGCCACAGATACTGGAACTATAAGTGTAACAGATAATATGACGTTGCTAGCCACCGTCCCAACAACTGATACTGGAACAGTTGTCGGTACTGATTCTGTGGCGTCAACTAGCATTACAATGTCTACAACTGATTCCGGAACAATTGTGGGTTCTGACGTAGGAACTCTAGGGACAATTGTAACCTCCGCTTCTGATACAGGTACACTAGCATTAACAGAGTCTGTAACAACCAATGTTTCATTTTCTACAACAGATACGGGTGCAGTCGTTGGAACGGACAGTTCAGCAACATTCGTGCCAATCTCTGCCAGCGACTCCGGAACAATTTCACTATCTGAATCTGTGACGGTAAGAAAGGGACCGGTAGTTAAAAGTTCTGCAAGTAATAACTCTGGAACTGGAGCATCCTCGGCAACAAATGTGACACTTCCGAGCGGAATCAACACCGGAGATGTTGCTTACATGGTCGTGGAGGCAAACACCGCCACTGACCGTGGAGACCCGTCCGGGTGGACCCTTCTGGACTTTACGTCATCTTCAACAGTTCTACAGCAGAAGGTATATAGAAAGTCCCTAGCCTCATCTGACTCAGGAACGAATGTTTCATGGACACTGACAAACTCCCAGAAATGGTCGATTGGTGTTGTAATTGTAGAAAACGACGGAGGGGTGGATGTACAGGAAACGGCTGTCGCATCTGGAACAGCCTCATCAACTTGGGGTACCTCTGCGACCACACCGGTTACAGCAGACGACCTGATCTTAGCATTCCACTCTTGGAGAGTAAATAATACAGGCACAACTACACAAACTGCGCCAACGGGATATTCTGAGGTAGTAGAAACATCTCTAAACGCTGCTGCAGCACCAACATTCGCCACTGCTATAAACCAGAAGGAGGTTACCGGAGGGGCCAGTGTTCAGGTTGGAGCAACCACCGACGGAGGATACGACCAGTCAACCACAAACAGGGTAGTGTTGGTACTTGCAATTAAGCCAGGTCTAGATATAACTCCAGCCAGCGCTTCTGATACTGGAACTGTAGCGCTTACTGAGTCGGTAGCGATAACTGCAACGACAACGGCCTCGGATACAGGAACAATTTCATCTACCGAATCTTATGTATTCGGAACAATCCCGATCACGGCGGCAGACACAGGAACGCTTGCAAGTTCTGAATCTTCCAGCCCTGTCGCATCATTCTCTACAACAGACACTGGAGCCATAACTGGTACAGATACGGTTACATCAACAAGCGTGACATTATCAACCACTGATACAGGGGCCATCTCTTCTAGTGAATCCGTAGCAACGTCTGCAACCCTGTCAACTACCGACTCCGGAGTAATCTCTGGCTCTGACGTAGGCACATTCTCGACGGTGGCTGTGGCAGCCAGTGACACTGGAGCGATATCTTCTTCTGAGTCTGTATCAACCAGAGCAGATTATCCAGGGTCGGACACAGGCACAATTTCTGTATCTGACACATCAAATGTCCAAATTACTGGAACGATATCTGTAAATGCTTCTGATACAGGTACCCTGGTCCTTGCAGAGTCTGTATCGACGGCGGTTTCGTTAAGCACCACAGATTCTGGCGTGGTTGTTGGAACAGACTCAGGGTCCATCTCCCTGGTAACAATTACAGTATCAGACTCTAATGCAATTACCGGAACTGACGTCGGAACGTTCGCTACGGTATCGGTATCTGCCTCTGACTCTAGTACAATAACTGGCACCGATTCGTCAGTAATAGCAGTATCAATTTCGACAACCGATACCGGAGCAATAACTGGAACAGATGCTGCTATTTCAACAAGCATAACAATGTCTACGACCGATACGAGCGCGGTAACCGGAACAGAGTCAGTAGCAACGAGAGCATCATTTAGCACAACAGATACCGGAACGATAAGTTCTTCTGAATCTGTGACGACTCAGGTTCCAATTGCTGCAACTGATTCCGGAGCAATAGTTTCGACTGAATCTGTAGCAACGGCAGTTTCTACATCAACAACCGATACTGGCACGGTTTCCGCCACAGAGACCACTGCATTTTATGTCACGCTGTCAACCACAGATACTGGTGCGGTGGTAGGAACAGACACCGGCCTGTTTGCCACAGTGTCGGTAACAGCAGCAGACTCCAGCACTATTTCTGGAACAGATAGCGCCCTCATCTTTGTTAATTATCCAGGGTCTGACTCTGGAGTAATTGTAGGAACAGACACGGCGACAATTGATATTTCTGGAAATATTACGGTTTCTGCCAGTGATACCGGGACAATTTCTGGAAGTGATATAGCGTCGGTAACGGCATCGTTCTCATCTACAGATTCCAGCACAGTTAGCGGTTCTGACTCTGCAAACGTATTTAAGAATTCTACCACAGACACGGGAGCGGTTATTGGAACAGATTCGTCTGCAATTATGGTTCCAATATCCACAAGTGACTCTGGAACAATTTCCGGATCCGACTCTGCATCCGTTGTAGCCTCTGGAGTTTCTGATATTACTGCTTCTGATACAGGAACACTATCATCCAGCGAGACCGCTATTGTGGTAGTGTCTGTAACTTCCTCTGATACTGGAACCCTGAATTCTTCTGAAACGACAGCCTTCGGAACGGTATCTGTTGCAGCCTCTGACACCTCAAATATTGCAGCCGCCGACTCTGGGGCATTCCAGACACCCATTGCCCTGTCTGCGACAGACACCGGCACGCTGGTTGGAACAGACACCACGGTTACGGTATTTAACAGCCTACCGGGATCAGATAGTGGTGTAATTCAAGGTTCAGATTCTGCAACCGTGCTGACGGTCTTTGACACAAAGTCAACCAGTGACAGCGGTAGCATTTCATCTTCTGAGTCTGTAGCAATTGCGGCAAGGGCGAACATCTCTGACACGGGAACAATTTCTAGTACAGAAAGCGTTGGAACATATGTAACACTTAGCACCACCGATATAGGCCAGGTAATCGGTACCGACTCGGGCACCTTCGCACAGATCCCTGTTGCGGCATCAGACTCTAGTTCCCTGACCTCTTCTGAATCAGTTGCGGTCTCAGCGCTTGTTCAGGTATTTGACTCTGGTGGAATAAATGGGGCAGACGTTTCTACTGTTGAAATAGTTGGTGTTGTGTCGAAGTCGGCCAGCGATTCTGGGGTAATCCAGGGGTCAGAGTCGGTAGTGGTTGAAGAAATTACTCAAATTTCTGTAACTGGCTCTGACTTCTCTACGATTAGCGCTATTGATTCATCTAGTGTTACTACAGTCGTATTTGGAGAGGTTAATGTAGAGGGTACGACAGGACAATCTGTTTCTGTTTCTGAGGGGACCACCGGCGGCGGAGTCTCTGTATGGTGAATTTAGACGCTCGATATGATACAATGATTTTATCTTATTTAGGGAGTTTCCATGAAGCAAATCTATGTAAACACGACTGAAAAGGTCTATCTAAAGATTTATCAGGACGGTGTTCCAACTGATTCTGACTATAATCCAACGTACTCTGTGACAGTCGTGGGCTCTGGAAACACGCCAAGAACCGGAACAGCAGTACACGAATCTACTGGAGTTTATTATGTGCTGACCGAACTGGACGAATCCCTCCTTGAGTGTCAGATTAGTGTCACCTGGCAATATACGGTTTCCGGAGAAACATCTGGTAAAACCGACTATATTAACGTAGTAACTCCATACGTCAATTTTTATGAAATGAAGGCCAAATTCCCAGACGAGACAAATGCCGAGGTAGAGAACGCAGAGTTGTTTGCCAGGTATATGATAAATAATTATACTGGGCAGTCATTCGGTAAGCGTTCGGACATAATAAAAATGCACGGTAACGACAAGGAGGTGCTCGTTCTTCCGCAGAGGATTATTAGTTTAACAGAGATTAAACTTGAAGATGAGGTTGTGTGGACCCCGAGCGTCAACGATTTTGGAAGAAACGTAGAGATTACTGACACAAACTACGGGCTCAGGGCTTATAAGTTTGATGAGGTTCCTGTCTGGTCCGATGGACCGTCTAGCACAGTTTGGAACAAGTACAAGTGGTACTCGCTCTCGGGTGTCTATGGGTGGGAGCAGGTTCCTGACGAGGTTAACTTTGTCGCCCAACTTCTAGTCGAGGACTATTTCTGTAAGGAAACGGCCTGGAAGAAGCGCTTCGTGGAACAAATCAATGCTTCCGACTGGAGAATTGTATTTAATCAAAAGCAGTTCCAGGGCACTGGTAACTTTTTCGCTGATCAAATCCTTTCAGACTTTAGATCTATTAACATGGTGGCTATATGATCGGTGGCTGCTTAACTTCTGGAAAGTATAACATGACCGGTAGAGTTTATGCTAAGACCACCGAGCAAAACACTAGAAGCGGGCAGGTTAAGGCTGTCTACTCAGAATACCAAGAGGTCCCTCTTATCGCTCGTGGCCTGGCTAACCTAAGGGGTAAGGACTCAGGAACAGAGCAGGACTGGGGAAACAAATTGGATGAATACCACTACCTCAGAGTAAAAAGTGCATATAAGATGCGAGAGGGAGATATTCTAACAAAAATTAGGGACGCCGACGGACAATACTACCTTGACGACAGGATCCAGTTTATTGTTATCGGAGTAACACCGACCTATGAGCCATTCGGATCATTCATGGAGTACGACATTCTCTGCAACTTGTCTGAGGTTAATGTCAGGCTGCCAGGTGATTCTAGCGTTGATACAGTCCAGATCAACTCTTCTGAAACTAGTCAGGTGGTCGTAATATGAACGATCTAGACGCACTGTTCAAAGAGTTTAATAACTATAGGCTGACGGCTCCGGCACCGACAAAAATTTCTGGCAGAAAGTTGCGCGGAGTGAATGAACTGCCACTAATGTCACAGGCAATTGCTAACTCTATTGCTACGGTAGCATGGGCTATCTCATCTCCCAAGGGCCAGAAAAATATTCAGCGCACTATCGAGAACTCTGTAAAAAGAAAGTATCTCCCCTATGTTAACGCTATGGCATCGGCCAATAAGAAGTCGATGCACCACGCATATGAGTGGGGAAAGGTTGGACAGACCAGCGGAAGATTGTTCGACCTTAAGATTCCGCCGATGAGTCGTGGCAAGGCGAATTTTTCTATGAGGCTAGAGTTTAGGCCATCCAAGACGCTAGTTCCCCTGACCGAGGCTCAGGCAACCCCCGGTCCAACAGGAAAAACTGTTGAGCAGCGCCATGTATTCTTCAATAAGGCTATGGTAATGGAATATGGTCAGAAGGTTATCATTAGGCCAACGATTTCACAATACCTAGCATTTGACAATCCGATCAACGGAAGAAAGACGCTTTCAGGACTGACATTTACGGCTAAACCGGTGGCAATCGACTACTCCCGACTACCAACGTACCACGGTCTACAGGCGGCAACCGAATCGTTCTTTGCGGGTATCGGTGGCCAAGAAATTAATCGTGATGTGTCTAATTACGGAACTAAGGCTGCTAGGGCTGCTGATCGGGCGTCTGTTATGCTCTCTGTAAGCACTCCGTCTGATGGATATGCAAACGCGATTGCAAGCAGAATGACGGAGGCGTTGACGCCAAGTGGTTGATTATTCTAACAGCGCATTCTATACGGTTCGTCAGTGGATGATCAACGAACTGTATTCCTCTGGCATTTTTAATGAGTCAGATTATGCCAATTCGTCCCCAATTGTCCCAATTCAGCAGATCCCAGAGGCCTTCGGAAATAAGTCTGACGCGCCGGTAGGCCTGCCAGAAGATGCACCATTTATCGTATACGACATTCTAGTTCCAGGCGGGTATGACACCGAATACTGGAACTGTAGGGATGAAGTGGTGCTATGGATTTACGACTATGATATTGAAAAGTTAATGGAGGTTAAGGACTTTCTTTACGACCTGTTCCGCAGATTTGACCTGACAGCGGAGGACGTAAACCAGATCAGCACAACATACAAGTTCCACTACTTTGACATTATGATGGGCCTACCAAGCAGCAATATCGATATGGTGCTCGGCAGGTATGGATTAAACATGGTCATTTCTTACCAGTACACAGGGCCGGTAGGCGCTAACGGCAGGTTTGCTTCATAAGAATATTCACGGTACTATAAGAACTGGCGAAGCAAGAAATAACCCATGACACAGGGAGGTGAAATATAAAATATGTCGCAAAGTACAAGCAATATTCTCGTTGGTGCAGCCAACCTAGCCGTTGGAACATACTCTCACGACTTCGCAGGAAATGGCGACCAGGTATGGACAGTTGTTAAGGGTGCCGTAGGTGCCGGAAAGGACTTCCGTGGATGGGTTAGCAGCCTTAGCGGATCTTCTGGTGCTGCAACCCCGGTTTCTATGACTGGTGCAGGAGGTACCTCTCCGACCCCAGCAGGTAACATTCAGTTCAAGGACGTTGGTCTTACTCAGGAGGGTGTAGAGGTACAGTACCAGCCAGACTTCGGTGAGGTTGAGGTAGACCAGTTGCTAGACGCTGCTAAGTTGTTCAAGCAGAGGATGACAGTTTCTGTTGCTACCACATTCGCGGAGGCAACACTGGACAACCTTCTGACCGTTTGGGCACAGGGCACAGGAACTAAGTTCACCGGTACCGCTGGTGAAGAGGTTCGTATGTCTGGTGGTGCTCTCGGTGAGGCTCCGATTGAAAAGTGTCTACTATTCGTTGGAAACGCTCCGAACACGGCTACTTCATACAAGCAGCGCGTATACTTGGCAACCCGTGCTCTATCCGTAGAGGCTTCTAGCAGCGCAATGCGCCGCAGCGAGGCAACGGTTTTCCCGGTGTCATTCCGTCTCCTTCCAGACACACTTGCATCTTACTCTTCTTATGGTCGAGTAGTAGATGTTTCCTAATAACTAAATACAGTAGTTGTCAGGTGGCCACCCCCGGTGAGGGGGTGGCCACCTTGCGTTATAGGGCTAATTGCCATATAATTGTAAAGACAATAAGGAGGTCATTTTGGCAACTACTGTATATGACATTTTGGATCTAGAATTGCAGGACGGCACAGAAGTACAGGTGCGTCCGCTCGATCTAAAGCGTCTTCGTAAAGTAATGAAGGTTATTGAGGATATGAATGCGGCTACTGGTGATGAGCCAGTCGCAGAGAACGATGAGGACAACCTATCGTTCCTGATTGCAGCCACAAAGATTTGCTTGGAGAAGCAACTCCCAGATTTGGTGAAGGATGACGACAAGTTTGAAGAGGCTCTAGACATTCCGACAATCTGGAAGATTTTGGAGGTGGCGGCAGGTATTTCGCTCGGTGGCCCAAATCCACAGAGGGAAGCGGCCCTACCTGGGCTGATTTAAACCTGGCAGAAATGGAGGCAGAGGCATTCCTACTCGGACACTGGAAGAATTATCAGGATCTGGAAGAGGATTTGTCAATGCCGGAGTTACTGGCCACCTTGGAGGCTTCCCGCAAGGTCAAGTGGAAGGATTACCGTTTTCAGGCAGCGATGCAGGGCATCACTATTCCTGAGGAGCCTGGCGAAGAGGGTCCACGAACCTTCGAGCAGATCAGGCGTGATGCGGCTATTCGCGCACAGGGCGGTGACCCTGACGATATCCTAGGTCTTAGCGGAAATGTTGCACATGAGGAAGGGTTTGGAATCGGAATCGAAGGAGGTCTTAACTACAACATCGTATGAGTCAAGTAAAGATTGATTTTCTTGTAACTGGTAATATGTCTAGCCTGCACAAGCAGGTTCAGACTCTTAACGCCGAGTTGATGAGTGTTGCTGGCACCATGACTGCGGTTGACCGCAGTATGTCCAACATCGATTTGCAATCTGCAAACGCGCAGTTCGGACGAATGCTGACAACTTCTGGACAGTTCACTCAGCAGATGGTTACAATGAGAACCTCCACAGACCTGTTCGCTGAGGCAATTCAGAGGCAGAATGTTACAATGCGTCAGGCCTTTACAGAGGCTCGTAGATATGTAACAGGACGAGGCGGTCTTGTTAGGGATCTCGCTAAGCAGCAGGTAATGATGCAGAACTCTGTTGTTATGCCTCACGGAGTTAGCCCGACAGGAAAGGTTACTGCTAGTGTAGTTACACCGACCGGACTCGATAAAGACTTCGCAACCCAGATGCGCGTGGCCAATAAGTCCTGGGAGGTCTTTAACGCTACAGCACAGCAGGGTGCCACTCAGATGGTTAACTGGGGTAAGAATACTCAGTGGGCTGGTCGTCAGTTGATGGTTGGTTTCACCGTGCCGCTTATGATCGCCGGTGGACTGGCCGCAAGGACGTTTAAGGAACTTGACGAGGAACTTGTAAGGCTACAGAAGGTTTATGGATCCGGTTTTACGTTCGGAGACGACTTTAAGAAGCAGTCAGAGGAAATTCGCACCGCTGCTATCGCTATGGCTCACGATATGGCACAGGCCTATGGTCAGGCCGGAACAGAAACTGCTGCTCTGATGGCTGATCTGGCTGCTACAGGCTTCGAGGGTGAAGACCTTATGAAGATGACAGAGCAGACTACAAAACTTGCAACACTTGGAGAGGTTGACCGTCAAGAGGCAATGAAGGCCACAGTTGCTCTACAATCCGCATTCAAAATGTCCACAGACGAGGTTGCTGACTCTGTTCTATTCTTGAACGCAGTGGAAAACCAAACATCTGCCAGCCTAAACGATTTGGTAGAGGCTATCCCTCGTGCTGGAACCGTTGTAGAAGGTCTAGGCGGAAGCGTAGAAGACCTCGCCCTATACATGGTGGCGATGCGTGAGGGCGGTATCTCAGCAGCGGAGGGTGCTAACGCTCTAAAGTCCGGTCTTTCTAGCATTATTGCTCCTCCGAAGGCTGCCACAGAATTCATGAAAGAATTCGGCATTAACCTTCCAAAGATCGTTCAGGAAAACGCTGGACAACTTACTCCAACGCTTCTAGCCTTCCAAGAGCAACTAAAGAAACTGGACGACTTGGCTCGTCAGCAAGTAATCACAAAGTTGTTCGGTAAGTACCAGTTCGCAAGGATGAACGCATTTTTCAATAACCTTGGAGCGCAAGGCTCTCAAACTCAGAAGGTATTTGACCTTATGGGCGCAAGCATAGAGGATCTTGGAAAATTGGCCGACCAGGAGGCCGGTGCCAAGGCCGAGTCTGTTTCTGGAAAGTGGGAGCGTGCTTGGGAAGACTTCAAGATTAACATTGCAGTAATCGGAGAAGACCTTCTGAAACTTGGAACAATGGTAGTAGATATATTCAACGATATTTTCGGATTCGTGTCTAAAAACGAGTGGCTGCTAAATCTTGTTAAATACCTTGGAATGGCGGCAGCGGCCATTGGTCCCGTAATTATGCTTATGGGTCTATTCGGAAACATGCTTGGTATGATTACCAAGGGTGGTCTAAGACTTGTTAATATGTTTAAGGTTCTGGCAAGTGGCGGCGGAATTGGTAAGACATTTGAGGTTCTAACAGCAGAGTCGTTCCAGGCGGACACGGCAGTAGAACAACTTACCGGAAGCATGTATGAGCAGAAGACCGCTCAGGAAGTTCTCACCCAAGCAGTCAAAGAATACACACTTGCACTAGAAATGCTACAGAGTCAGGCGCGTAGCACTTCTACCGCAGTTTCCGCAATGAATATTACTGATCCTCTGATGGCCGATAAGTACACAAGGCTTATGGGGGCGCAGCCAAGGGCGAAGACAAAGGGCGTATTGCTTGGAACAGAGGCCAATAACCAGGGTAGAAACCGCGCCGGAATAGCAAACTATACTCCGGCAGAACTCTCAAAGATGAGCCCACAGCAACTAGCAAGAATGGGCCTAGTAATGAGAATGATCGAAACTGGTGGAGTTACTATTCCGGGTGTTTCTGGAAACTCTACAACTGCTGCCAGTTCTGCGCTGACCGCTGCTAAGGGAGGCGCTCCTGAGGCTTGGAATGATATGGTCGTTAGGGCTGTAAACGATCCGTCAGTTCAGGCAGCATACGCCAAGGAATTTGCATCGGCAGAAAATAACCCAGGAAGATACGCTGCTCAACTTGTAGCGAGGGAGATGAGGCTACAGACAGAAAAGAGTATGCAGTCTGGAAACCTCGGCCCAAGGCTTATGGCTCTCAACGCTGTTGCTGCCAGCGCAGTTATGCCTGGTCAAACCGCACCTGCGAACCTAGACGCTACTAAGTTTAAGGCTCTTACATCTAATGAAACACTTTCAGTGCTAGCCGCTGCCGGGGATAAACTGGCTGCAGAACTAGAGCACCTGATCGGTAAGACTCAGACCGTAGAAGATGCAATGACAATGATTACCTCTATGGAGAAAGAGTACGGACTCAACCTAGAGGATTTGAAGGCATCAGTTCTTAAGCGTGCCAATACATCAGACAAGATCGGACTTACAGAAGACGAGTTGGCATCGGTACTTGCTAGATTCAACCAGAACGTCAACGAGGCTAACGCCTGGATGGAAAAGGTAACCGCAGAGGTAAGCGAGTTCGTCGGAAACGTTAATGGTCTGAATGCTAATGGTGTTGATAGATTAGAAAAGGCTATGATGGAAGCCGCACTAAAGGTGGAGGGGGTAACGTTTACAGAGGTTACCGCCGCCGGAAAGAGATACGCGGTTGCACTCGACCAAGCAGGAAACGTAATTAAGGAGTCTTCATTCCTTATTACAGACGCAGGGGGAACCGCCTCCCTTGCTGCTAAGAGCAACGCCAAGCACCTTGATGATCTAAATGCTGCATTGGCAGACACAACGGGTTCTATGCAGGTAGAGGAAAAGCAGCGTAGAAGTATTACCGACGCCATTGTTGTAGATGAAACTGCAACCAGGGCCCACTCTTCTGCTACCGAACTAGATACTGCTGCTGAAGTTGCTGAAGTCGGTGCTAATGAGGCTAGTGCATCTTCTGAATATAGAGAGGTTACTGCAAACAATGCTAGTGCCGCGTCTGAGATGGCTGGTGCAGCAGCACCAGCAGGCGGTGGAATAATGAACTATATGAAGAACAATAAGTCTATGATGGCTGGTGGAGCACTAATGGGCGGTGCCATGATGGGCTCAATGCTTCTTCCTCAGGGACCAGCATCTAATATAGCGAATATGACCATGATGGGAGCAGGAGTCGGCGGAATGTTTGGGCCTTGGGGCCTAGCAATTGGAGGAATCGCAGGTCTTGCTGTTGGTGGTATTACAGAAATCTTCAAGAAGATAAATGCTGATGCTGCAGAAGAACTTAGAAAGGCCGAAGCCACCTGGGACCAGAACTTCTCTAGCATTGACCTAAACGTTCCTGGTCTTAAGGAAATGGGTATTGATATAAAGAATGACGTGACAATGGACCTAACAATGCCGAGCGGGATGCCGGTAGAGGAGGTTGACGAAAGTCGCGTAGAGGCCCTAAAGGAAATGTTCAGCAAGGAAATTGAAACCATTAGGGATGGTACAGATTCGGTTGGATACACACAGAGAATCCTTGCTGAATTAATTAGGTCTGGAGTTTCTCCCGAAGAGGCTCGCGGAATTATATATGAAATTATGAGTGCCGCTGGTAAGACAAGCGAGTTCGTAGAAGTTATGTCTGCAGACATTGATACTGTTTCAAAGGCCATCAAGTTTATTGATGATTCTGTTAAGTCTCAGGTGAGCAGTGCATTCCAAACTGTTGGTACAAATAATGCCGTTGTTGGTGGAATTGGAGACGTTCAACTAACTCCTGGTCAAACATATAGCGCGGCTACAGCAGAAGCAAACCTAGAGGCTGCTGCAAAGTCCGGCGTTGCTGCTGGAACAGCCTACGCTGATGGATTTGAAAACGGTATGCAGAGTGGAGCAATCAAGAACACTGGAGATATTAGTGAATATTATAAAACGAGCCTCGACAAAATTGCAAAGGATGCCGCTAAGACTATCTCAGAAGAGGCTGCGTTCACCGCTAGAAACGTCGAATTGTTGGCAGAGCAGGGAATTTCTGTAGAGGGAAAGAGTGTTGAAGAGGTTCTGCAGGAAATTATCAGGCTTGGCCCGGATGCGCGAGAGGCACTGCTTGGAAATAACGGACTAGATCCCCAATTTGCTAACACTGTAACTGCGGCTGAGCAGGCATCTATTACATTGGCCCACAGCCTAAGGGATTCACTTGGACCTGAGTTTAAGAGTATTGTTGCTGATGCGGAAGAGGCTGCCGGGGCAGTTTCTGCGGTTGATCAGGCAATTGTACTTGCTGAAATTGCAGCAAGAACTGCTGATATGTCGCTGTCGTTCGGCAACCTTGCCCAGCAGTATATGAATACTACCGGCCCAACGTCTGCTGATAAGGTTAACATCGCTCAGTTGGAGCGTCAGCAGTCCAGGGAAATGGAACTTATGCAGGAGCATGAGCAGGACAAGTTGGACGCTCTGCAGGAGGCTGAGGATGAGCGGCTAGAGCAGATGCAGAGGGCTGCTGAAAAGCGCGAAAATGCAATCCAGAAGGAAATCAATCAGGTTGAGAGAGAGTACAACAAGGAAATTGCTGCGATTCAGAGGGCGGAAGAGAAGCGACAGGAAGCGTTTGCTAACGAAGAGGAGCGTGCTCAAAAGCGTCAAGAGATGCGTAATATGCAGATCTCTTACGAGGAGGCGATTGCTACTGGTCAACTGTTTGAGGCTGCTAGAATTCGTATGGACATTAAGGCCATCAGGAAGCAGGAAGAGTCTCAAAGTAGGGCAGAGAAGAGTCAGGAGAAGTCTGATAAGAAAGTAAAGATTCTTGAGAAGGAAAAGAATGAGAAGATCAGAATTCTGAACAAGGAACTTCGTGCCGAGCAGCGCGCCAACGAGAAGGCTATTGAGGCTGCACAAGAGGCGTCTGAGGCTAAGATTGAGGCTGCACAGGAGGCTTCCGAGGCCGCTATCGAGGCTGCCGAAAGGCAGAATAGGAAAGAAATTAAGTTGGCCGAGGACAAGAATAAGAAGATTGCTGAAAATGAAGAGGATGCTGCTGCTGACAGTAAGAAACTGTTCGACCTTCTAATAAAGGGCAGGATGAAGGATTTCCGAGAAGAGGCTAAGGCTCTAGGAATTAATGCTAAAGAGCGCTCTGCTCTTATTTCTGATTTCGTTGCTAAGCAGTTTGGATTCCTTCCGGACAAACTTTATGATTCCGTGTCTTCGTCTATTATGAATGGAAACTGGGATCTTCTGCAGAAGTTGATGAAGGGGAAGATTGAGGGGATGAGCAATAAGGAACTCGCGGACCTTGCTAGTTGGAAGTCGGTCTATGATGATCCTGGTGGCTCATCGCCTGGCTCCGGAAATCCAGCAACTAGTCCTACAGGAATGGCTACGGGTGGATTTGTAAGTGGCCCTGGATCTGGAACATCAGACTCAATTCCTGCTAAACTGTCCAATGGAGAATATGTTATTAAGGCGGCTAAGGTTCAGAAGTATGGAAAGTCGTTCTTTGACAAGTTGAATGGTGGGCACAATGTTGGCGGCGCTCCAGGTAGCGGCGCTGGTCAGCGAGGTTACGCTAAGGGCGGAATTGTTTGGCCAGTAATTTCCAGCGGTATTCTTAAGCCAGCGGGTCAGGCTATGGCCAAGGTGGTTAAGGCAGAGGCGTCTAAGAGAGCCGAAGCAGCACGGGCTCAGGTGGATCAGTTCGGTGGAATGAAGTCTGCCCCAACTGGAGATAGAGTTTATTGGGATGGAGAGCCAATTGACCAGTTGGTTGCTAAGCAACTCAAGATCGCCGGTAGGCTACTTGGACAGAGATTCTCTGTAACACAGGGTTCATATCAGGAAGAAACATCTTATAGTGGAACTTCTCACATGGGCGGCGGAACAATTGACACGCCGCCATACGGAGGAATGTATGGTCCTGGTGTTAGGGCTCTACAGCGTGCCGGATTCGCGGCCTGGTGGCGTGGTCCACAGCACGGAGACTGGGAGCCACACATTCACGCTATTTCGCTGTTCTCTCCGAATCCATCACCTACCGCCGCGTGGCAGAGGCAGGCATATATTGATATGAGCAGCAATGGTCTTAGTGGAAGTAGCCCATACTACGGACCACACCTAGCCCCAATCCCAGGTCTTAAGAACCAGTTGGGACTAAGGTCCGGTGGAAGAATTAACTACGACAACACTATTGCTAATCTACACAAGGGCGAAACCGTTCTAACCAAGACTCTTAGCGACAAGTTGGAGGATAACATTGCAAACTTGGGCGGAAACGAGTATAATTTTGATGTGACCATCGAAAATCTAAGTTCGGAAGTTGACCTTGAGCGTGCGTTCGAGCGCTTCGTTGTAAAGCACGAAAGGAAGCAGCAGGTTAGAAGCGGAAGGAGTAGGAGAATCTAATGCCATTGACTCTACCCGTAAATAGTCTTATCTATTTTAAGGACACCGGAGCCGGTGCAAAGGACGGCTTCCTTTCTGAGCATAACCGCAGCGAACTAAATGTTACCGAGGAAATCATTGAAAACCGTAAGCGCACTGTAAATGGAACAATGCGCTCATACGTTGTGGCACAGAAAACTTCCTTCCAGGTTTCGTGGGACGGCCTCCCAGCGACATATCAGCACACACTCGACGGATACAAGGGCGGCTGGGATATTCTAGACTTTTACCGATCATACTATGACAAGGAATTTTATGTATTCCTTTACAGCCGCGACCTAGCAGCAAGAGGCACATTAGAGTCAGCGGTCATTTCAGCCGGTGACAGATATACCATGAGGTTTTCTGACTTCTCCTACGACATTGCAAAGCGTAATGTCAGGATGGAAAGAGGAGTTTCTGTAATAACGGACCTCTGGAACGTTAGCCTTTCCTTGGAGGAAGTATGATTTCCAAGCCGTTTATTAAAACGGCTATTGAGGATACCAGCACCAACAACGCTGTTCCGCAGGTTCTTGGTGAGTGGAACATGATTAGGTATACCACAGTAACAGCCGACTTCCCAAGGACTACTCAAACCGATGAGCAGAAGGCGTGGGGTGTGGACCGTGGATACGACGATCTGTTCCCAATTACCTCCATTACAAGGCCACAGCGCGACCCAGGAATTGTTTACTCGACACTGTACGACTCCTGGGGCACCAATTACTCTACGCAAAACCAGGAGGGCGTTAATACCGTTAAGTTCGCTAAGTATTCGCTAAACGAAACTAAGCGCACAGATAACAAGAAGTATCCTCGCTGCTACTTTGCCGGTAGGGACAATGTTTTCCAATACTGGATTTCTAGTGCTAGAACGCTAGCCAAGACTGACGCTAATGGTAGGACACCGGGACAGTTTTCCTGCGAACTCGCAGATGGTTCTAGAGCGCTTAGAGTAACTATCGAGTTCGACACAGCGGTAGATGCTAATAAACTTGTCGCCAAGATGAATACGCACATCGGAAATCCCCAGGGAATTAAGTTTGAGGTTAAGATTTCAGGTTCGTGGACCACTGTAGCAACAGGAATTAACTGTTCGGATAACGGAGTCGTGGAGATTTATCGACCGGCAGCCGGTGGAACATGGACCACCACACCAGTCTACTACACAACAGCAGCGCCGAACAGCGTATCAATTCAGGGCATCAGAATGTCGGTTGACTCTATGCTTAGAATTCTACCGTCTGCTGCAACAGAAAATGCTGTCAATGCCAGCCTAGAACTTATCGAGTTCACTCCTCGCCTAGTCATTGACCTTTCAGAAAGAACAGAGTCATATTCTGTTGACAACGAGTTGGGCATGGAGAACGGCGACCTGATGATTGGCTCTGCTTCCACAAATACCGGAAACATTGTATTCTCTAACGACGATGGCTTCCTCGACACCGTAAGTTCACAGTCGCTACTAAACGGAAAACTTGACGAGTTCGTAGAGTTCCAGGTCAACCTAATCTACAACTCTAGTATCGGTGGAACAGCCACAGACAGGACCGTTCGCCAATTGACAATGGTAAGCGATAACTGGACCTCGGAGAGCCAGGACACCACCACAGTCAACCTCGTTGACTACTCGAAGGCTCTACAGGAAACCAATGCTCAGGAGACGCTTGTTACTAATATCCCAGCGTTCGCTGCAATCTGGCTTCTGTGCGACGGAGCCGGGTTCGGAAGGGCTGACGTTAACAGGTCAACCGCCACCGAAGACGACTATATGATTGAGTGGTTCTGGGCTGACCCAGATAAAAAGGTCTGGGAGATTATTCAGGAGATCGCAAGTTCCTTCCAGTTGGCGGTCTACTTTGATGAATTCGGAAGGCTACAGATCACTACACGCAAGTACCTATTTGATAGGGACTCAGAATTGCCGTCTGGCACCACATCAGACCTGACGCTATACGGAGTTCCGTCTGGCGCTCACCTATCTAACATTATTTCAGATCAGCGTAAGGAGTCTGAAATCTTTAACTGGGCTAAGGTCAAGTACAAGGCTGCTAACAAGTTCTTTACAGCCCGTGGACACAGGAGAACAACTAGGGCTCCGATGTGGAAGGCAGAAGATCCAATGTTTGTCGGTGCTGCAGAGATTATTCAGAGTTTCGCGCAGGGTGCTACACAAATCAAGGTGCAGACAGTTGATGACACCCTGTTCAAATACCGTGGAAGATTCGTTGTTGAAGACACCGGAAAGATGTACGAATACGACGCCAAGAAGTATCAGTTGTTTGGCGGGGGAACCGTATGGGTATCTAGCGACACAGATATGATCTACGCCATTGAACAGAACAACGGAATTAGGCCAACCTTCACCGGCTGGCTAAGACTTCCCGACCCTGCTGCTGCTGGAATTAACGCAATCTACTACGAGTTCAGGCAGAACTGGAAGTGCATGAAGTTTGCTAAGGACTCCGGAACAGGCCAGAACGATATGGCTCCGATCAAGTTTGTCAGGAGAGACAGTGGCGGCGACAAGGGCGGGTACCTAAAGATCACCACAAACTTCACCGGAGGTTCTAGGTATAAGATCTGGAAGGACAGTGCTTCATACGATAAGTATGACAGGGTTGGTGTGAAGTTCAAGTTTGCTGACGGTGATGATCCTGAAATTGGAGTCGTAATCTTCCCCACAGGAAATCACTTCGCAGGGGGATACCATATTTCTGTGGCACCGCAAATCTTCGGACCTCTTCCGGGCGTTGACGGTGACAGGGTTAATCTGAGCACGCTAGCCTCCGACGTGAATGTTGTCAGGGTAAATGGAACCGGTGGGGAAAAGCAACTGCCAAGAACAATTGACTTCGTTCAGTTCGCAGACTACCGCCAGGAAAAGACATACGAGTCTCCGAGAGTAACCAAGACGGACTGGACATATCTAGAGGTTTTGGTTACAGGAAACGACAAGGATTGGCGCTTCGCCGTATTCATTAACGGAAACTTCGTAGGCGAGTGGGCGGATAAGTCTGACGCCACACTCTCAAGAACGAAGAAGGCACAATTCTTCGTCAAGGGCGACGGCAAGGTTCTTGTGGACAAATTCTATGTTGTGAATACGGTTGGAATTAATGACTACAAGCGAGGGTACCTGTATAACCTTTCCCGTAAGGACAAGGCACATAGCGATAAGGCTGCTCCTGGGGATAAGTTGTTCAACAAGTATTTGCAGCATTGGATGAGCAGGAAGAGCGACGCTAGGTGTTGGGTTTACAACTTTAACCACGGCGGGTGGGCTACGGCCAGAGAGATCGCCCACTACAAGGCGGACTTTGAGATGCCAGCCACCTCACAGGAAATCATTTCAAGTAATAAGAATGTTATGGTGAGTCGTTATAAGAAGCGTCCCCTCGGGGCATCGTTCACGCTCCACAATAGAAGCGAGAAGTTGCAGATGGTTAACGGAGAGAGGGAGACTAATGTTGCTGACGCCAGAAGAAATGAAACCTTCCTAATTGCGGGAAGCACGCTGTTCCTGGGTGCTGAGCAGACTCTAGACTATAAAGACAAGGATCTTATTGATCAGTTCGGTGAAAAGACTGTGGAGTTGACTGGTACCTGGATTCAACGCCGAGAGTCGGCGGAAGACCTTGGAAAGTTTATTAGGGACAGGTTCGGAACCCAGACCAGCAATTATGATCTTGAAATTTATGGAAACCCTCTAATCCAGGTGGGTGACATTGTGAGCGTGTACTGGCCCGGTAAGAGGATTGCTAACTTTACCTATGTGGTAACCAAGGTTTCTAACGGTTGGAATAATGGTCTGGATACTAACATTTCTATGTCAATGAGAATTACCAGTCCACCGGCCAAGAACTACACAACTAACGATGACAGCGTAGAGGCCAACGCCGCCAAGCCTCCTGGCTACACCACGCAGGCCGTAGACTCCGTTTGATTTATGCTGTCTGATATGCTAGAATTTGAGATATGGCGGAAAAACTACCTCCCAAGATTACCGTAGAAGATACCAAGGCCCAATCTCTAGAGATTAACGAGGCCTATGTTGACACCGTAGATGTTGACGACTTTGACGATGTTCTTGTAGAGGGCGATGTTGGATACATCGACCCAGATCTGGATGGCAGCCTAGCGGGTCTAGAACTGCCAATTGATACCACCGGAACCGGGTTTTATCCGGTACCGACAATAGACTTGACCAGCGTTACCAAGACCCGCAGAGTTTTGGCGACTGGCGAGGTTGTATACGATATCAAATTCGACGTTTCAGACGTTGGTGCTACTAAATACGAGGTGATCTGGGCAAAGCAATGAGGGGTACATTTTCTTTCTATGAGGATGGCGAACTAGTCGGTCAGAGAGATAATCTGATTACAACGGCTGGTAAGTCGGCTGTTCTCAGGTATCTAGCCAAGATGGTTCCGGACTATGCTGGGTCAATTCTCGTGGGGCTCGATGGGACCGCCCCAGTTGTGGGAGATATGAGGCTGGGGTACCAGACGGCTGCGGCTCCGGTGATTATGAAGTCTGTTGATTACACCAACCAGACCGTGCTATTTAAGGCCACGCTAGACTCAAACTGGGCCGGTAGAATTTATGAGAGTGGACTTTCGACCCTGAAACTAGATAGTCTAACAGGTGCATATGCCACACAGATCATCACCACCTTCGCGCCCTACGAAACTTGGACAGCCTCTACCAGCGGTACTGTTGTGCAGACAGACGCATATTCATACGCACCTGCTAGGGTTGGAACAGAATATGAGTATGCAAGCATCCAGACCAACAGCGGCTGGATCAGTTATGACTACTACAAGAATCTAGACCTTAGCGGATATTCTTCCACTGATCAGGTCGTGTTCGGTCACATTTCATGGACCGCTAAGTTGTCTACTCTCGTACTTACATTTACTGATGGCGCTGGCTATACTGCAACAATTCCAACGACCAACGTTACCACACACGTTCCGGCGGAAGGGGTGGCACAGTACAATATCTATAGGGTAAATAAGGGTAACTTTACTCTATCAAATGCTGCATTCGACTGGTCTAATATAGTCAAGATCACTGTTCGTACAAACGGTTCGGCTTCTGCTGGAACCTCTGCATACGGTCAGGGTGCATGGGACTTCATTGGAATGCTCGACAAGGACGACCTTAACCTAAACTCGGTACTTGTTTCCAGGGTTGCTGCTGGTACTGAAATTTCATGTACCTTCCAGGTCACTCCCAATACTGTTACATACAATAATCACGGGCTTCGTGCCGGAGATGAAATTATCTTTAAGACGGTTACTACTACCACTGGAATTTCAGCGAATACAAAATACTATGTTGTTAATCCAACAACCAATACATTTCAGGTCGCACTGACAGTTGGTGGCGCAGCCATTGATCTATTAACTGCTGATGGAACAGGTGTTTACTATGCTCCTCCGCTAGCCATCAAGAGCGCCGGAAAGGTAATGGATATCGAATATAAGTTGGTGTTTAACCTGTGACAGAACTAGGTATCAATGGCCTAGCGCCAGGTTTCAAGTACGACGTTCGTGTTCGTGGTATTTTCGATGGACAGGCCGGTGAATGGTCACCAACTTATGAGATCGATGTATTCTCTGATACATCAGCAGGAACCGGCGACAAGGCTCCGGCAGCCGTAACTGACCTAACTGTCACACCAACAATTGACTCGTTCATAATTACATGGACCGCCCCAATATACAATGCGGACGGAACAGTTCTAAATGATATGAAGGACTATATTCTAGAGGTAAGCGATGTTACTTTCGGAACAGCAGATGCGACATATCTTATTCCAGAACATAATAAACCTAAGGATCTTTCAGCGGTAGATAGGGCCCACCAGTTTGAATTCACATATAAGATGAATAAAGAGTTGTACGGAACAGCAACTCCAACTCTATATGCAAGAATTTATGCTAGGGATACTACTAACAACCGTTCGGCTCCTGATACCGCTAACGCCACAAACGCGGCACCGTCGGTAGGAACGATTACTAGCACACCGTTCGGTGGAGGAATTAACCTCACATGGACAGCCGGTGGAGCAGATACCGTGGAATATGTCCTACAGTCTCACACAGCGTCTATGGCGAATCCCCCTGTCACTGGTACAGAGATTTACCGTGGTAAGGTTAGAGAGTTTAATCATATAACCACTGGACTTAGGTACTACCGTGTTGGGGCCGTTGATATCTTTGGTCAGACTACATGGTCTGCTGAGGATTCTGAGACTGCCGGGTCTGTTGGAACAGACACTACCCCGCCAGCGGTTCCAACTGCGCTCGCTGACGCCTGGCAGGGTACTTCATATGTTCTGACCTGGACCCCTCCTGCGGATCTAGATGTTGTAAGATATCAGATCGATATAAGAAACAACGGAAACACTGTTACAAAAACCTTCTACTCCGAGGGTCCGAGATTTGAACTTAGCCTGCAGGATAATATCAATGCCTTCGGGTCTGTTGAACTCGACCCCTTCTACGTTCGAGTATGGGCGATTGATGCTTCTGGCAATATCTCTGCAACATATACTGAACTTAACGCTGCCGCGACCGATGCTGCTCCTGCTGCGCTGGCAGCGCCGGTGCTTGCTACGCCAGTTATCGATGCTGGTGGTATCTATATTTCATGGCCAGCGGTTTCAGACACTAGCGGCATACTTGACTCATATGAACTATACGGTACTGGAACAGGAAGCACCACGGTTGTCTATACTGGAAATGCAACATTCTTTAGATATGCCCTGCCATCTGCATACTCTGGGACATATTACTTTAGAGCAAGAACTCGTGATAAGTTCGGACGCTACAGCACATCGTACAGCACAGAAGTTAGCATTGTTGCTACAAGTACGTTAACTGGACCAACCAGCACCGCAACTGGAAGTTATGATACAAATGATCCGACCAATAGAACAGCACAGATTGTTCTCACCTCTATTTCTGGACCGTCTAGCCCGATTCTTGCTGGATTTAAAGTTAGGTATAGAAAGTCTAGCGATACTGCTGGTCAATACACAGAAATTGATATCAATAAGTCTGCCACAACATACATTATTAGAGGCCTTTCTGTTGGGGTTGCTTACACGGTTGAAATGGCATCTTATGATGTTATGGGTAGAGTTTCTGGAACATGGGTAGCCTCCACCGGCTCTCCGGTTACACAGGCTGTAGACACTACAGCCCCGGCAGCCCCAACCTCTGTTACATTAACTACAGGTGCTACAAGCCTTATGGTGGCATGGACTGGACCGTCTGATACTGACTTCATTAACGGAAATGGAAGAACAGAAATCCAAATTGCTACAAACTCTGGATTTACAACTGGCAAGGTTACCAAGATTCAGCCAGGAGGTCTGGCAGGAGCCTCCGGTGTAGAATCATTTACCGGACTCACCCCAGGAACTCCGTACTGGGCAAGGGTAAGAACTCTTGATGCTGTTGGAAACCCAACAACAGATACGGGATGGGTTGCTACAACTCCGGCGAGCATAACAGTTGGGTCCTCTGTAGTAATAAAGGATGGTGCAGCACCGGCTTCCAGCCCAAGTCTCGCTGCCGCCGGATCTGTTATCTCTGGAATTAACGGAGTACACGTTAGATGGTCTGCGGTTGCAAACACTAATCCTGTGACCTACGAGGTCCATGTTGGAACGGCATCAGGATTTACTCCATCTGGAAGTACGAAGGTTGGAGAGATAGATGGAACATATATGTTCGTTAAGACTGATGGGTCTGGAGCCGCCCTTGCATATTCTACAGATTATTTTTTCAAGATTATTGCGAAGGATGTTGATGGCTCCGCTGCGGCTGGAACGGTTTCTAGCGCAGTACAATTGTCCAAGGCTGACACTGCCGATATTAATGCCAATGCTATTACTGCTACCCAAATTGCCACCGACGCGGTGATTGCTGCAAAGATCAAGGCTGGTGAAATCGATACCAACCATATTAACGCAACAGGAATTAATGCAAACAAGATAAATATTGGTGGAAATGCTTCAAACATGGTTCCCCAAGAGTGGGCAGACTTCGAACTTACAAGCACGATGTACGATTCTGGAGGAGCACTAAGGCCAGCATTTGTTGGAACCCCGACACTGGTTCAGACATCAGCAACCCAGTTTAAGTTCGGTGCGCGTGCTCTGGCTGTAACCGTAGACGCGGCATCAGAGGGTGTATATTTCAATACCAGCGCCACAACCTACAATATTCCTGTTCTAAATGGAAAGACATATATTATCTCAGCATATGTATATTCGACAATCACGAGCGGCACCGGAGCGACCCTAAGGGTCAAGCCGAGCGGCGGAGCAGACACCACTCTGTCGAACCTTGTCGATGACACTACCGCAAGCACCTGGACTAGAGTATATGGTACCTACACGGCGGCAGCCGACACAACGGTAAACATCAGTATCATCTTTGCGGCAACCTCAGGGGTCCAGTATATTGACGGTGTAATGATGGAGGAAAGAGTTGGAACACAGAACACCCCGTCAGGATTTGTAAAGCCAGGAACAGTGATTGACGGTGGTCAGATTGTCACCGGAACACTAAGCGCTGATAAAATTACTACAGGCACACTTAACGCTTCACAGGTTTCTGTCACAAATCTAAGTGCAACAAACATAACCACTGGAACTCTAGATGCGGCTAGAATTGCGACAACGGCACTCAATGCTGACAATATCACGACCGGCACGCTTAACGCCGCAAGAATTGCTGCTGGGAGCCTAAGCGCAGATAAGGTGCTGATCGGTGGACAGGGCAACAATCTTCTGCCCCCACAGTGGTCGGACTTTGAGTGGGAGGATTATTACTACGTTGGAAAGATGGATGGTGTTAACGCTACCGCGCTGGCATCTACAGAGCAGGAGAAATTCGGATCACAGTCTATCAAGGTTGTAACAACAGTTCAACCTAACAATACTGTGTTTCTGGGGGTTAACAATACTGACTATAACTTTAGAGTTCTTCCCAGTACAACATACATAATCTCTGGATATATTTATCAGGGGACTGGATCAACCCAGACAATTTCATTTAGGTATAAGCCTCAGAGCACCGGATTGAATAACGACTATGCCGCGACGGTGGTTGGTGGCACCACGGCAATTCCTTCCGGATCATGGCAAAGAATCTACGCATCATTTACGACCGGTGCGTCAGACGACCTTGCCGTTCTAGGACTTAGATCATTTAGTGCTGTAGGAACATACTACATCGATGGAATGATGATCGAGAAGCAGGTTGGTTATCTATCAACCCCTTCTCCATTTACCGGCGCGGCTCTGACGGTTATTGATGGAAATTCAATCAGCACGGGCTCGCTGGCAACAAATAAGATCAGTCTCGGTCTATTCGGATCTAACCTAGTCCAAAATGGATCGTTTGAGGATACTGGGGTATATCCAAGGGTTAAGCAGCGCTCCCCGGTAACGCTTTCCAACTCCGGAACAATTCCTGGTTGGACAACGGCAAGAATTGGCGGCGATTCAGCGTCCTTCCATTCTCTAGAATGGGGAGATTATTCAACCGATGACAACCTCGTGGTAAACCCGTGGTTTGAGTACGTTCCTGTAAACTCTACAAATCCGACGGTAAGCACCGGATGGGCGACATATACTTCTGGAACAGTAACTCCATCTGCAACAATTGACTATAACGGTAGCACTCCTGGCCCAACAAATAGGATTCTATTCAAGGAGTCTACCACCACCAACAGGATCGTGACTCTTGAAAACAAGATCGCCATTTCTACCGCAGATCGCTTTACGGTGACAGACTTGACAAACTACACCGGCACGCAGATGGTCTGGGGAAGCCTAACCGCCACAAGCACGACCGCCACAGACTTATTCACAACCACCAACCCCCACACGTTTGAAAATGGAGACTCTATATTCTTCTCTAGCCTGGGAACCACCACAGGAGTCTCTACAAATACGACGTACTATATCATTAATGCGACGAGTACCACCTTCCAACTTTCTGCTAGCCCTGGCGGTGCGGCACTTGATATTACTGGTACAGGTTCATCTGTTACCTATGTTCCCATAAGCCCAACTTATAGAGTTGCCTACACCGCCGGTACATCTGTGTCAGACTCCTACAGCGCAGCAACGCCTAACGGGTACCTGTCATACAGCCGTACTCAGAAATTGAACCCAACAGCAATGGCTTCCGGAGCAATTTATGGTGTTGTTCAGTCTGTCCCAATTGCTTATGGTTCTACAAGTGTTATGGCGGGAAACTTTAAATACAATATTTCCTCTCGCACAACAGCAGACCTTAGGTTCAGGTTGACCGGCCAAATCGGTATTTCTTCTGTGACTACCTCTGGAACCAACCTAGTAACAGTGACAACGGTCGCTCCACACGGGCTGGCCACTTCGGACTCGGTAGAAATTGAGGGTGTGTACTACAACAACGACCCAACACTACAAAACTTTAATGGTGCAAAGACTATTACTGTCACCGGCACAACAACCTTTACATATGCTACATCTGGCGCTACCAATGGAACATGGAGCCCCCGTGCAGCCAAGGTTACCGATACTGCAAGCATGGTGCAGTCAGCAGCCTTAACTACCACCGGCTCGTGGCAGACCAGCCCAACGGTCAACTTCACCGCCAACGGATTTTTCGATTCTATTAGGGTGGCAATTCTAGTCGTTGCTACTGCGGCCACCTCTTCGATGAATACTCTCGTTGACACGGCTACTCTGAAATACGGGACAACAGCGGTTACAGACCCGTTCACCTTCACCAGCAGGGCGAGAAGTGGACTAGCCAAGGCCGTTCTTGGAAAAGGTTCAACAACAACTACTCATGGAACTAGCCTAACATCTGATCCTGTTGAGATTACAGCAGACTCTACCTACAACCTCGGGTTTTACTACTATGGAGATATTAACCAGCAGTTGCAGGTAACCTTTGAATATTCTGCTACGCTGGCATTCGGATCACCAACAGTTACCGTACCAACTGGGGGAATCGTAACATTGACTGAAAGTTTAACTCCTGCGACCGCTGGCACTAGTCTGCTAAAGTGGGACAGCCCCGGTGCGGGGTATGTACGCGCGGTATTCAAAAACACGGGAACGGCAGAAAAGGGTCTCCTGTATATAGAAGATGTATGGCTCTCTATCGATGGAAGAACTTCCGGAGAACTAACCGATGCTGGTATCCGCCTGTTTGACGAGCACGGAAATGAAACGGTTAGTCTTATGGCTGATTCGTCTGACTCAGGAGACTTCATTAAACTTGGTGGAAATATGGTTCTCGACGGAGCCACATCAAGTATTCAGGCTGAGGCTGGATCATTCACAGATGATGTGACGGTTGGAAGCACTAGCCTTGTAGAATATCTTACAGATGTTGGTCGAGGGGTTGTGGCACGAGGTAATAGGTCAAGCAATCAGGACTTTGTAAACGCCGAAGTGCCACACACCAACTGGTCAGGTGGCGTCACCTATTCCTCCGGAGTGCCATATCTTGAAGTTTCTGCTGACAACTTGGATTCCGGAAGAATGTATAAAATCTCCGCTGGCCCGTTCCGAATTTACAACACAAATGCGAACACTACGTTCGTTGATGTTATGGTCGGATATAGATTTAACGCAACTACGATACCCGCTATTCCTCGTGCAGATACTAGCGCTGGACTAGACGATGTTATCATGAAATACCGCCTTGGAAAGCAGGCGAACCAGAATATAACTATGGGTTATGTGTCAAGAATCTTTAACCCACCCACATCTGGGAACTATAGGTTCTTGATTTATGGAGGGTCTGACGTGAGTGCCCCAGGAGGAACCATTAGATTTGACGGTGCGTCTAACTCTCCTGCACAACTGGTTATTGAGGACGTTGGAATTAACGTGGCTCCCTCCGGAGTTTCTCGTACTTCTGGAACGGACGCTGATACGAGGAAGATCACAAAAACGGTGTACTTTAGCCCGAAGTGGTGGGGTTATTACGGTCAGGACGGAGCCCTTATCTCTAATGGAACAGGAGAAATGGTTACAACAGAGGCACACATCGGTGGGGAAATGCAGGGGACCCTGAAGAATAGCGTTTACACCATTTATGACCAGTTGGTATCTTCGACTGATACTTCAGGTGTCTATCCAGACTCCTCTATCGTAAAGGTAGAAATGGAACTAGAAATTTCTACTGGTGAGCCGAACAGTATTTACTTCCAAGGATCGACCGGGGCTACGACGCCATATGCCTCAAATTATCCGAACTCCATTTCTATTCCAAATCTAACGTCACAGTATTCAAGGTTTACCTCCCCATCACGAGTGGCCTGGTTTGATATTTCAAACATGGGAACCAAGTCTCTCTGGGGGACCAGCACTACTGGAACTAGGTACCGAGGCGTTCTGCTGAGTGCCTATGACGGAAGTCCTGTCTACTTCGGCTCCGAGGTAATGGTCGGAGTGCGTCGTCTCCGCATCACCTACAACGTCGTAGAATAACTACTTGACAGGCTATTAGCGAGGGGCTACCATATAGATATGTTCTTTAAGAAACAAAGAGATCAAGAAATTTTATATTATCCTATAGATAAGGTAATTGATGGATTAGTCTATTCTTGGGGTTCTATAGTATTTATGGCTAAGGGTGGTAATGGATATAGATTCTATAGTGACCGGGCCTTGGCATCATGGGGGCTTCCCGTCTATCCTCTGGATAGGTTGGCCGATTCGTTCCCACGCAAAATTGTCGGAACACTCGGGTTCAGAGACGGAACCTTGATTCAGAACGCCAAAGATGGTAAAATATACATAATCAGCAATGCTAAGAAATGTCTGGTCACCGCCCCTCTGGGCGATTACGGGTTTGATTACTCGCAAGTGATCGAAGTTTCGGACGCCGAGGCTGAATTCCATCTTGACGGCGAGGAAATTTAATGGCTCTGAGCGATTTCTATGAGGGTACCCCTGTAAGTGTTGATCCGTTCAATGATATGATCGAGTATCTGAAAGAACTAAAGGATCAGACTGCCAGGGTACTTTGGGTTCGGCGGTCAACCGATGGCAACCAGCGTAAGGACTCCAGAGATGGGGACAACGTTCAGGTTATAGGATTCATTAAAATTTTTGACACGATGACAATTCGTGAGGGTGAAACTGACAAGAACGTTAGCGTCAACTTCCCTGTGTCATTTTCTAAGCAGCCAGCAATGTCTGTGCTACCAATCGCAAACAAGCCTCTTATGGCATCGATCTCGTCACTTGATGGCGATGGGGCGGTAGTGAGCGTGAGGTCGGTCGGTGCTACAACCGGAGACATTGACCTCAGGGGGCTGTCTATCGTCTTGGTAGGACCAAAAGCCACCGCTTGAGAAAGTATTCCCCACGCAGACGACGCATTTATATGCGCGGGGACAGGGTTGACCGGCTTCTGGTGTTTGAGCGGGATGGGTGGATTTGCAAGTTGTGCGATGAGCCGATTGATAGTACACTTAGACTACCGCACCCAAAGGCTGCAACTCTGGATCACATCGTTCCAGTGGCCATCGGTGGCGCACACACTTACGATAACGTACAGTCGGCCCACGCGGAATGTAACTTCCAAAAAGGAGATAAATGTCGGATTTAAGATATCTGGCCTGTAGTGACATTCAGTTTCCACTACAGGACGATAGGGCTGTCAACCTTTGGCTGAGTGTACTAAAGGGCTTCAAGCCCCACATGATTGACCTTGTGGGCGACCTTGATGACTCCGACAGTACCTCTCGCTGGGCGGTTGGGCCTGAGAAAATGATCAGCGTGGATGAGGCCGGTGCCAAGGCTACGAGAGAGTTCTTGGAAACAATTAGAGGTATTGCTCCTAAGGGTGATATCCACTTGTTTGACGGTAACCACGGCTGGACTAGGCACGACAAGTTTATCAAGGACAATGCCCCGCAATTCGCAGGACAGATCACGCCTGATACACTGTACAAGCACAGTGACTATGGGGTGGAGTTCCACTACTATGGCGACCTTCCTTACAACAGGTTTAACGATATGTACGTTCATCACGGCGTAGCCGTTTCTAAGCACTCCGGCGAATCCGTGAAGGCAGACATTGATTCCTGGGGGGTGTCCTTAATCAGGGGTCACTCGCACAGGCTCGGGGACTACTTCAAGACCTACGAAATTACCGGTCAGCGCCTGGAAGGGTATGAAATCGGTCACATGATGAAGGTTGAGAAGGCAGATTACTCCAATCAGAGGAACTGGCAACAGGGATTTCTTTATGGATATATTTCAGGGGGACAACATTTTCTTGAACTAGTTCCGATCAAAGAGACTGATGAGGGGTATAATTGCTTTGTAGGTGGAAAGAAATACACCGCCTAATGACATATAAAGAGGAGGAAACAAATTAATGAATGAGAATCTAGTACAGGTGAGCGCCTTTATCGGAGTGTTCTTTCCGATTGTAGCGGCTCTTGTAAAGCAGCAGGGGTGGTCTTCTAAGGTTAACGCTGTAGTAGCCACCGTTCTCGCCGGTATTACTGGTGTTGTGGTTGCTGCTCAGTCTGCTGAGGGACTATCGCTAGAGACTTGGGGCACGTCAGCCATTGCAATCTTCGTTGCTGCTGTTGCTGCGTACTCAGGCTTCTACAACCCGACAGGCCTCGACACTGCTATCAAGAACGCCACCTCAATTAAGAAGGCGTAATGCACTGCAAGAAATGTGGTGGTCGTATGTATGTTGACGCCATGTTCTCTGAGGCTAACAAAATTGATGTATTTTGCATCATGTGTGGCAAGAGAGTGTACGTCAGTAAATACGACAACCCGTTTGGACGATGGCTCTATGAGAGGAGCAAGGCATAGTTGGCTAAGCGACCAAGCGTAGTCAAGTTGAAGAAGAAATGGAAGTATTTCTTCATCGACGGAAAACTATATAAACTTGTTCGAGTTATCTATGCTCGTGATGAGGCGGTCGCCTTATGTCTAGAGGATAGTACCATGCGAATGTTTGCATGGTCAGATGTAAGGCGGCACGCTTCACGCGGCTTCACCATCGGTCAGGTGTCCAAGATCGTCAACCGTACCACCCGCCAGATTCACAACTACCTAATGGCGGGTGAGATAGAATCAGACGGTATGCTATACTCTCAGGTAGACGGTAGGCCGGTGCGTAGGATCTTCTCGGAAGAAAATATCTTCCAGATTCAGGAGGTCATGGCAAACAAGCACCTAGGACGCCCCCGTAAGGATGGATTGATCAAGCCCAAGAATGTTCTTGGCAAGTCTGATGTTCGCGCTGCTGTGAAGCATGATATGCAGTTGTACGCCCGGACAGAGGATGGAGAGTTTGTCCCTGTATACCTAGCGGAAGATTGGTAATGGCAAAGAAAAAGAAAAAGAAGCATATTCACCACGAAGAACCAATAGTAGTAAATATCAACGCTCCTCTGGCCTATGTGTCAGCGATGGACGCGCTTGCGTATGCTCAAAAGTTTGCCATGCAGCGTGAAGAGTCTGCTCAGATGGTAGAAATTGCGAATGCCTGGGCAGAGATTGGAAACCAACTCTTGACACATGGGGTCGAGTTGGTGTATAGTGATGAGGAAGAGACTGCTGCTTTCGCTGGGAAGCACGATCAAGAGATGGTATTCGGATTTGCAGGAGGACACAATCATGGAAAAGAAGAGGCTGAGCCCTCCACCGACTCCCCCGAAGGTTGAGATAAACCTTAGTTTCAAATCGACTTGGAACTATAATTCTGTCAATGTTAGTATTGGTCTGACGGACCATGTTCGCGCTGAGGAAACCACAGACGAGGCCGTAGAGCGAATCTACGAGTACGTCCAGGCGAAGTTGATGGAGAAGATGGAAAATACTAAGGCAGAGGTGGAAGAGATTTATGTCAGACCTAAGAGAACTAAGCGATAAAGAGAAGCACCGCCTAGCGTACATTTTGATTTCTAGGTACATCGCCCTATATAGGGAGGTGCATGGTAGGAAGCCGGTAGTAAATAGGTACTCTGCTAAGTGGGGTATGGCTGACGTGGTTGATAGTCTCGGCGCTGAGCGCGCCGGTGAGGTGTTGGAATACTACTTCCGCACCAAGACTGACCACTCCCTAGAGTTCTTCTACAAGAACTTTGATAAGTTAGATAACAATTTAACCATCATCACGGCTGACAAAGAGCGTCGTGCTACACTATTGAGGAACACGAAGAGAAGAGTGGAGGAGCAGAAAAATTAACAACGAAGCAGCAGTTATCTCCGCGCTGTGCGAGAACAAGGATATTGGCACACTTATCGTAGATGCAGATGTAGACAGACTATTTGAGTCACACGGCGACGTATGGGAAGAGATCAAAGACCACTGGAATAAGTATCGTGAGGTTCCCTCGATTGACCAGTTGCAGGACAAGTTCAGGGATTTTGACGCGGTTCCGGTAACATCACCGACCCAGTATTATCTGGATAACCTAAAGAACGACTATGCCAGCGCACGTCTCAGGGACGCGCTGATGAAGGCTGGGCAGAGGCTTAAGAGCAATCCAATCGAGAAGGTCATTACCAATCTTGAGGCTGACCTTTCAGATATTGCCAAGCACACTCACGCTATCAAGGATATGGACCTGACTGACTGGAAAGAGGCAGAGGTCCACATGGAGGCGGTCAGGAAGCGCTCTCTGGAAATGGGAGGTTCTCCTGGTATCAAGACCGGCTTCGACTCTATTGATTTGTCCTACCCCACTGGAATGGCTCCTGGTCACTACATTGTGGTGATCGGGTATCCGTCGAGGGGTAAGACGTGGTTCACCGCTTACCTGGCGGTCAAGGCCTGGCAGCAGGGATTCAAGCCCATGATCGTGTCCGCTGAGATGAGCGCAGACGATATGCGTAACAGAATCTATGCGCTTATGGCGTCCGGTTTGTTCCGGGTGTCAGATTTTCAGAAGGGCGATGTGGACCCTGACGAGTTCAGGAATTGGGCTAAGAAAACTCTAGAGGATAGACAGAGTTTCCCAATCGTGTCAAATGCGTCCGGTGAGGGCGAGATCACCCCTGCGGTTATCCAGTCCAAGATCGACCAGCACAAGCCTGATCTAGTGGTTTGTGACTACATGCAGTTGCTTTCGGACAATAGAATGTCTGAGAGTCTGACGCCTAGGATGATGAACCTGTCCAGAGAATTGAAGTTGATGGCCACGAGGAATAATATTCCTGTCATGGCTATCTCTGCTGTGACTATGGATGACACTAATACCCAGGACACCCCGCCGCTTCTGAGCCAGGTGGCCTGGTCAAAGGCCATCGAATATGATGCTGATATGGCTATGTCTGTCCACAGACACCAGGACACCGACATTATTGAGGTGGTGTCCCGCAAGAATAGGCACGGAACAGAGTTCAACGTATATTTGAATGTTAATCTGAATGAGGGTATAATTGAGGAGAGTTTCGAGGAAATCGATTAACTCCCCTACAGAATTATGCCTGAATGAAACATAAGAACATCAGCAAGTTCAGTATCGACGGGGTTCTGAGGCAAGACTCAGACATTCCCCGCATAAGGGCTCAGTATGAGTCCCTGCTTGTGCATGATTTGAGGTCCAAGGGATACGTCCCGGTATTGGATCTTGACACACAATGGGCGACAGAGTACGATGCTGATAACGACAGATGGCTGTTTGCCCTCTCTGTCTATGGAATCTATTTAGGGAAGAAAAGGGCATATCAATGGGAAGGTTTCAGCGGGAGCAAACTGATACCAAAAAATACTCCGAACGCCAAGTAAAGGCGATCCTTCGGGATATTGGTGTCACGATTGTCACCGAGACTGGCCACGATTTTCTCTGCTTCTGTCCTATTCACGGCAATAGGAACACGCCAAGCATGAGCGTGTCCAAGACCAAGGACGGATATATTTGTTTCAACGCTGCATGTGGCGCATCCGGTACGCTGCTCGACCTTGTAGGTAAGGTAACGGGTAGAAACGCTTTCGAGGCCACAAGGTTTATCCTGAACCACAGCCCTTCCGAGCAGGATAATTTCGAGGAAGACCTGACTATCGTTCTGTCTGACACACCCGAGTTCACAGAATTTAGTCAGGAAACCCTCGACAGGATGCACAAGGACATTTTAGTCCCCGGCAACCCCGGTATGGTTTACATGAATGGTAGAGGATTCACGGATGACACCGTAGAGAAGTTTAAGATCGGATATTCCGCTAAGCGTAATATGGTTGCAGTCCCGGTTCATTCAGCAAATGGCATCCCTGTTGGGGTGGTTGGTAGGTCGATTACTGGCAAGGCATTCAAGAACAGTGTCGGCCTGCCAACCTCAAAAGTTTTCTTTAACCTGCATCGCGCAAAGCGCATAGGCGCAACAGTAATTGTTGTGGAGTCGTCGTTTGACGCGCTGGCTGTCTATCAGTCGGGTTTCCCGAACGTAGTCGCAGGACTAGGCACGGCTATGTCGGACGAGAAGTATAATCTGTTGGCCAGATACTTTGACAGGATCATCCTGTTCGTGGACAATAGAGACTACGATGAGGCTGGACAAGCCTACATCGAAAAGATGATCAAGCGTCTAGGTCGCCACAAAGAGATCCTGCTTGCCCAGTATAACTGGGAGCAGACCTACCCAGGCGACCTAAAGGACGCCACAGACATACTTAAGGGGTATGGAGAAGATGCTGTAGCACAGTGCATCAACAACTCCATTTCGCACTTTGAGTATGCTTCAACTATGGTATAATGGTATCTACAGGGCCACTAACGCGCCCAACTACATAACTAGGAGAATAACATAAAATGGGATTAGTAAAAGGTATTGACGCAATTTCGAAGTTGGTTGACAAGAGCAACAACAAGGACTCGGACGACAGTCCGAAGGCACGCTGGTTCAAGTTGGAAGATGGTCAGTCTGCCAAGGTCCGTTTCCTCCAAGAGTTTGACGAGAATTCAGCCTCGTACAACCCGGAGAAGGGCAGCGTACTCGTTGCCATTGAGCACTCAGCACCCGGAGATTTCCGCACAAAGGCTCTCTGCACCGCAGATGAGGGTAAGTGCTTCGCATGTGAAATGAACAGGAAGGACAACGCACTTCCTAAGGAAGAGCGCTCGAATTCGTGGTACGGCAAGACTAGCCTGTACGCCAACGTTCTTGTAACGCCGGTTGACGGTGACCCGTATGTTGCCATTCTGCGCCAGGGCATTGGCCCGAAGTCGATCACCCCGACTCTTATTGAGATTTCCAATGAGTACGGCGGTATCACTGAAAACCAGTTCCGCATTAAAAGGAACGGCGGTGGCTTCAACAACACCTCGTACAGCCTTGTGGTTCTACCCAATAAGGATGACGAAGATGTGAGCCACTACGAACTCTATGACCTAGAGGCTATCTGCACCCGCAGCGTTCCTTACGAGGAGCAGGCCAAGTTCTACGGCATGGAGAAGGAAGAGGACTCAGGTTCCTCAGAGGATACCACAGATATCGCTTGGTAATTGGGGAGGGGCCGGGAAACCGGCCCCTCACTCATTAGGAGATATTATGTTCTTTGAAAAGATACTTGCTGGTGCATTTACACTTCTGGTACTATTTGCACTAGTAGTTTTAATAGGATACTTAGTTATCGAGATCCCGTATGTCGTTGTTGGAGTAACGGGACTCACTACGATTGCGGTAATCGCAATATTGAGGAGAGATTAGTTTGTACGCAGGAGATTTTGTACATCTTCACTGCCATTCGCAGTATTCACTTATGGACGGGCTGTGTACGCCAGCAGAGTTGCTGGACGCCGCCAAGAGTATTGGCCACCACGCCCTAGCATTCACAGACCACGGAACGTTGTCGGTCCACAGAGAGGCACAGGAGGCTGCTAAGGAAGCAGGCCTAAAGCCAATCCTCGGAGTCGAGGCATACATTTCTGAGACAGACCGTTTCGACCGTCGCGCTGTCAAGAACCGCGACGACAATACCCAGGTGTTCAACCACATCATCCTTCTGGCCAAGAATCAGAAGGGTCTGGCAAATATGAATAGGTTGTCAGAGGTTGCCTGGACGGAAGGATTTTATCGCAAGCCACGAATTGACGCCGAGGTTCTCTCAGAGAATGCTGACGGCCTTATTGTGCTGTCTGGATGCATGAATGGAATTGTGTCCAAGGCTATCGAGCGCGGAGATATGGACAACGCTCACAGGTGGATGCGCTGGTTCAAGGATAACTTCGATCAGAACTTTTATGTGGAGATTCAGCCACACAACCCTGCCGAATTGAATCACACGCTTCTAGAATTGGCAGACCTTTACAGTGTGAAGCCGGTAGTCACGAGCGACTGCCACTTTGCCACAGAGGACCAGAGGGCCGTAGAAGAGGCGCTCCTGATTCTGTCCACGAAGCCGAAGTTGGCTGACGGTGCCACCTACGCTAAGTCCAAGGAAATCAAGGACGTATTCGAGAGGTACAACTACCTGTACCCTGACCGCCCCATTTCCTTCGCTGAGATTGATGTGTTTATTCAGTCACGAATGGATGCGGCCAAGACTCTGGCAGAGCAGGGAATTACTCGTGAAGATATCTTCGAGAACACAGTGGCAATTGCTGACGAAGTTGGGGACTACGACTACAATAAGAATCTAGAGTTGCTGCCTGTGCCGAAGACCGACCCTGATGACAGGCTCGTGTCTATGTGCAACGCTGCTATGAAAAAGCGTGGGCTGGACAAGAACGAGGAGTATGTCAAGCGTCTTGGCATCGAGTTGGAGGTAATCAAGAACAAGAGGTTCTCGTCTTACTTCCTGATCGAAGCCGATATGATCAAGTGGGCGAACAGCAAGGGTATCCTCGTTGGTCCTGGTCGCGGTAGCGCAGCAGGAAGCCTAGTGTGCTACCTACTAGGTATTACACAGGTTGACCCAATCAAGTACGGCCTGCTCTTTGCGAGGTTCATCAATGAGGAGCGTAATGACTTCCCAGATATTGACACCGACTTTCAGGACACCCGTCGTGGAGAGGTAAAGGAATATCTGGCACGGAAGTTCAAGAACGTAGCCAGCATCGCCACCTATTCATACTTCAAGGATAAGGGTGTGTTGCGCGATACCGCTAGAGTGTTCCACGTCCCGCTGGGTGAGGTAAACAAGGCACTTAAGACGGTGGACTCGTTCGAGGACTTTGAGACTAGTCCGAACACCAAGGAATTCAGGAAAAAGTATCCGGAGGTGCTAGAGTATGCTAAGAAATTGCGCGGACGCATTCGCGGAACTGGTGCTCATGCCGCTGGGGTTGTTGTTGCAAAGGACTCCATATCCAAGTACACACCCATCGAGACTCGTAGCGACAGCGGAAATGCGGTCAGCGGACGACTAATCGTAACAGCCAACAGCATGGATCAGGTCGCAGATATTGGACTGATCAAGTATGACCTTCTAGGTCTTAAGACGCTTTCGGTCATCGATGACACTCTTAAGGCAATTAAGGGACGTACTGGCCAAGATATCGACTTGCTTGAAATTGATCTGGATGATCCCAAGGTTCACGCTATGCTTTCTGCTGGCTTTACCAAGGGAGTGTTCCAGGTTGAGGCTGTGCCGTACACAAATCTCATCATGAAGATGGGCACCTCAAAGTTTGACCACTTGGCTGCGTCTAACGCTCTGGTGCGTCCTGGTGCTATGAATACGGTAGGTGCCTCGTTCGTTGCTCGTAAGGACGGTAGGGAGCAGGTTAAGTACGACCACCCGATCCTAGAGGAGATCACGAAGGAAACCTATGGTGTGATTATCTACCAGGAGCAGGTTATGCAGGCCTGTGTGAAGTTGGCGGGTATGTCCTGGTCGGAAGCCGATAAGATCCGTAAGATTATCGGTAAGAAAAAGGACGTTAAAGAGTTCGAGCAGTACCGTGAAAAGTTTGTTACGGGTGCTTCTCAGCACGTTTCGCAGGCCGTAGCCGAAAGGCTATGGCATGACTTCGAGGCGCACGCTGGGTACTCGTTCAACAAGTCTCACGCTGTAGCGTACTCGATGGTGTCGATGTGGACGGCATGGCTAAAATATTACTATCCGACAGAATTTATGTATGCTATTCTCAAGAACGAGAAGAACGACAAGACTCGGCTAAAGTATTTCATCGAGGCCAAGCGTCTAGGCATCAAGATTCTTCTGCCACATATCAATAAGTCTGGTCCAGACTTCCAGTTGGAGGGTGACGCTATCAGGTTCGGTCTTGGGGATATCAAGTCGATTTCTCCGGAGAAGGGTGCTATCCGTATTATGGCCGGTGCTCCATACGAGTCATACTCGGTTTTCATGGAGTATTCCGGTCAGAAGGGCAGTGGGATAAACAGCAGGATGATTGACTCGCTCAATGCTATTGGGGCGGCATCGTTTAAGGACAATCCGCTAAGAGGGGACGAGTCAAACAACCTGTACGAATATCTGAGTGTACCCAAGTTTAAGAACGGCAATCTATCTCCGAAGATTATGAACAGGATCTCTCCACTCGATGATTTCGAGGAAGAGGGTTGCTTCATTCACCTGGCGATGGTGACAGATATCAAGCGTGGTAAGGGGTGGAGCAGGGTCGAGTTGGTTGACGAGACTGGCACCATTGGTCTATTCCACAAGGAACAGACCTCCATCGAGCCGGGGCAGATGTACCTAGTTCTTGCTGCTGATAACCGTATCTCTAGGTTTATTGCAATCGATGAGGTTGACGAGAATCAGGACGATGCGCTTATCAGGTTCTTGGAGGCTGATGAGATCAGGATTCCGGATGATAAGTGGGTGGTGTTGTCATTCAATTCGATGAGCACCAAGGCCGGAAAGAAATATGCCCACGCTGTCATTGCTGACAAGGAAAAGAACATGCACAGGGTCATCATCTTCACCAAGGTTTACCCGAAGGCTCTCGACCGATTCAAGCGCGGTGCCGTGGTGAAGTTGAGCCTAGGTCGTACACAGGACGACGCACTATATGTAAAGGATATATTAAATGACTAAGTTGGACACATTGGCTAAAGAGTTGAACTCCACCGCTATGGAAAAGGGGTTCTGGAACGACTTTGATGCAGACAAGCCCTTCATTTTCTATGCCAAGCAGATCGCCATGATCCACTCGGAAGCGACTGAGATCATGGAGGCTATTAGGAAGGACAAGGGCGAAGATGAGATATTGGAAGAGATTGCAGACTTGGTTATTCGGACTCTTGATCTCTTTGAGGGTCTAAAGGTGACCGGGGAGATCAGTAAGGATCTGAGTCTCGACAGGGCGATCATCGAGAAGTCAATGAAAAATAAGAAGAGGCCACACAAGCATGGCGTACGAGGATAGATTCAGAGATTGCGCGGTATGCGGCGAAATGATAGGCGCTAAAGGCTATGTTCGCCACAGCAGGCTAGGAGTTGTCGTGTGTGAAACCTGCCCGTTAGACAATGTGAACGGGGAGGACATAAGGCTCCATACGCTTTTTTGGGATAGACCTTATGTTGCTTGGAATGGTACAATAGAGGAAAGAGGAGACTTTGATTGATAGACGTTTCAGAAATTATAGGTGGTTTAAGTCCGAAAACGAGGGAAAGGGTCCATGCGGCCTCGGAAATCGTTATCGAAAAGTTACCAACACCCAGCATTTCCTTGAATCAGGATCTAAAGGGTGGAATTGGATTCGGGAGACAGACTCTCCTATGGGGCAATAAGTCTTCTGGCAAGTCTGCTTTCTGTCTGCAAATGATCGGACAGGCGCAGGAGAAGGGTTATTCTGCTGCCTGGATTGATGCAGAGCAGTCTTACGACCCCGCCTGGGCAGCCAGGCTCGGCGTCGATAGTGAAAAACTTCTTATTTCAGAAGTAAAGACCATCGCTGATATGACAGAGGTGGGCACAGAACTTATGAAGGCAGGGGTGGATATCATTGTCGTTGACTCGATCTCATCACTACTTCCAACCTCGTGGTTCTCTAAGGACGAGGAACTCAAGGAATTGGAAGGCACCAAGCAGATCGGCTCTGAGGCTAGGGATATGGCTAACGCTGTTCGTATGCTTAACTATTCAAACAGCCACACAGCACTTGTCCTAATCTCGCAGATCAGGAATCAGATTCACTCATACGGAGCGAGTCAGAAGCCTACTGGTGGAAATGCGGTTTCATTCTTTAGTAGCACAGCCATTAGGCTAACCTCGTCTGCTCGTGAGGCTGACCAGTTGACTGGTGAGGTTCACGTTGGCAATAAGATTTTCAAGCAGGCTGTTGGTCGTCCGGTGAACTGGCTAATCGAGTTCAACAAGTTAGGGTCACCTAACCACACTGGAACTTATGACTTCTACTACGATGGAGAGTTTATCGGTATCGACGCTGTTGGTGAACTGCTCGACATTGCTGAGAAGTACGGCATCGTCCAGCGCAAGGGCGCTTGGTATACCGTAGACGGTGTGCAGGCTCAGGGCCGCGTGAAGGCTCTAGAATTGCTGAGGCAGGATCTAGGGCTACAGGAGAAGATTCTAAAGGAACTGGTAGCATGAGCAGGTTCAGGGACCCCGACGACCAGCCTCGTCAGGAGAAGATCGTCGGCTCAGTCATCACCGGGGCCTTTGAGTGCGATGTGTGCTTTAAGGTTGTCGCCAGCGCTATCTATAACCGCAGAGAGGAAAGGTTGTATTGGGATTGTCCAGACGGACACAACAACAGTATTGCCTTTAAGATCTGATGGAGAAGGAAGAAATCAAGCGCGATGGCGGCAAGGCTCAGAAGAATTCCGGCAGGGGTAAGATTCAAAAGGGGGATGCATTACTGGGCCCATTCTGTTACGATATCAAAGAGTACGGTAAGTCCTTTTCACTGTCTAAGGACGTGTGGGCTAAGATTTGCGACGACGCATTTCGGTCGGGCAGGCGGGAACCAGCCCTAAAGATTGTCCTTGGTGAAGGCAACTACAAAACTAGACTATGGGTTATTGAAGATGAAATGTTTCAGCAGATGAGAGATGCTTGGGAGGAAAAGTATGGCTGAGGATACACTGTCTCTGATCAATCAGATTGACGAGTTCGTTGAACTGCACGACTTCATGGACGACAAGGAACTGGATGAGGCTCTGTCACTTGTTGTGAAATTGATCTCATACCCTGAGGTTCCAGCGACCAAGGCGATTCCGCTAATCGTAAAGTTGCAGGCCATCGCAGCCAAGATGAGGATTATGGCAGTCATATATACAACGGTTAAAAAGGGTGCGTCTGGATCGTCCAACGCACACAAAAAGAATGTCTACTACTCTACGTCTGAGGCATTGGACAAGATTGTGGATGCTCTGAAATATTCAGCGAGATACGGAGTGGTATAATTAATTATGGCCAAAGAGAAGAGCATTATTGGCATGATGCAGCGTCAGGGGCCTGGCGAATTTGATCCCCAAGAGTTCATTAAGGCATATGAGAAGTCCTATGTCGATGCTGGAAACAGGTCTGGATTCAAGAGGAAGAAGTCATTTTCACCATCTACCCTAGGGTATGGGCACGGGACGTGCCCTCGGTATTGGTTCATAGCCTTCACCGGAGCCCACTTCGATGACACGTTCGATTCGAAGTCGCTGGCCAACATGGACAATGGTTCGTATTCGCACGAGCGAATTCAGGCCAACCTAGAGACTATGGGTGTGCTAAAGCACAAGGAATTAGAAGTAACGAACGAATACCCTCCAATCAGAGGGTTTATTGATGCTATCATCGACTGGAAGGAAATGGATCTCCCTGTAGAGGTCAAGACTGCGAACAGTAACAGTTTCCAGTTTAGGACAAATACGGGGAAGCCTTCCGATAGCCACTTCGTCCAGTTTCTAATTTACCTAAAACTTACAAAATCCCGCGAGGGATTTCTTCTTTATGAGAACAAGGACACGCAGGAGATCCTGGTCATTCCAATCGTGGTAAGCGAGCGGAACAAGGAAATCGTCAACTACCTCTTTGAGTGGATGGAAAATACTTTCGACGCATACAAAGATGGCCAGTTGCCTGTACGTCCGTGGACAAGGAAGAACGCTAAGGTGTGTCAAGGCTGCCCTGTGCAGAAGGCCTGCTTCGAAGAATTCGGGCCTGGTGTAGTAGAGTTGCCGGTATTGGAGGTGCCTAAGCCTTAGTGGAGTATAGCAACATCTGCGCTAATGATGGTTGCGAGAATACCTTTAAAAAGAAAACTCACAATCAAAAATACTGTTCTGATAAGTGTTGCCGGGAGGCGACTAACCGCAAAATCATGGACAGATATTATGAGAACAAGCGTCTGCGATCAGGTGCGCCCAGGCGGTGCAAGGAATGCTCGGCCACCCTGTCCAAGTATAATCTTGGCAAGGTGTGTTCAGCCTGTGAAGCAAGGACTGTCGAGGACGGAAAGACGCTTCTCATGAATCAGATAGCGGTGATTGTGTGGGAATAATATCTACACTGGTCAAAGAGAAGCAGACTACGGTTATGGGGATAGATTCGTCCACCCATAGCCTTGCCTTTGCTATTATTCAGGATGGGCACTTAATAAAGTATGGTAAGATTTTCTTCGATGGAAACTCTGCCTACGATAGACTGGCTGACTCGCAGGCTAAGTTGCTGGCGCTGAGCGACCAGTTTGAGGTTGACTACATCGCTGTAGAAAAGGCTATCATGGCCCGCTCTGGCGTCGGTACAGCAATCAAGATGGGCATGGCCCTAGGTGTCGTAATCGCGTCGGTGCTTAGGGACCACACCACTGTTGTAGAGGTTCCGCCAATCAGTTGGCAGTCGTATATTGGAAATAAGAATTGGACTAAAGCGGAGAAGGCCGAACTTAAGGCAAACAACCCTGGAAAGTCCGACTCTTGGATAAAGGAAGAAATTCGTAGGCTTAGGAAGCAGTACACGATAGACTATTTCAATGACGAGTATGATATCATCAATGATGACAACGATGTGGCTGACGCTATTGGAGTGGCGTTCTACGCCTACGAGGAGATGACACGATGAAACTTTACAAGTCGCGGGACTGGCTCTATCTGAGGTATACTGTTCAGAGGAAGAGCCTAGACGAGATGGCTAAGGAAGCAGGATGCTCCGGCCAGACGATCTACAACCACCTAGTCAAGTTTGGACTAATACTAAACCCAAGGAAGTTAAAGTGATCATAGGATTTTTTGGTTCGCATGGAACCGGCAAGACAACTACAGCAGACATTATTAGTGAAAAGACTGGCTGCACTGCTCTGACCTCTAAGTCGCGTGACGTCGGGGAGGTTATGCCCATCAATAGAGAGGCATCACATCTGAGCCAGTTGCTGATTACCACGGCTCGTGGGAACCAGGCGATGCACTATTCTGGAACCCCTGGGCTTTATGTGGCCGACCGGACGCCACTAGACTCGTTGGCATACACTCAGTATCAGATAGACAACATTTGGCAGGAGACACATGACATTTACATCAATGAGTCTAAGAACCTTGTTCGTAATACCATGTGGAGATACACGGCACTATTTTACTTCCCTGTAACATTTCATCCGGAAGAGGATGGGACCAGGGATGGGGACGTTAACTACCAGGACGCCATTGATTATTACATTAGGGATTTCGCAGACGAGTTGGGTTTCTTTTATCACACTGTACCTAATGGTACCGCAGAGGAAAGGGCTGACCGAATTATAGAATTACTCGGCAGCATTGTTATGGTATAATTAATCATGCCTACTTATGAATACAGGTGTACCGAATGTGGATATCGGGATACTTATATCAGGGTAATTGCACAGAGGGATGAGCCGCCGTGCTGCCGTCAGTGTGAGTCCAATACCGAAAGAGTTGTTTCATTCACCGGGACTGTGTGGGCACCCACCGCCGGGGGGCACAGATAAGGGAAGATAATGGCTTCTAAAAAGCGTACACCAATTGAATATATTCCATATAGGAACAATGACAATGTTTATGTGGAATATGAATTGAAATTCAAGAATGACATTATTGTCCCAGGTGATAAAATCAAAATTAAATTCGACCGCGATACATACCACTTTCTCAGGTTAGCGCATCACATTAAGAATGATACGACCTGGATTGATTGCATGAGCGTATCTCGTGGGTCGTGGCACTCGTTTTCCCTGGATAGAATCCAGCGAAAGGTAAAGCCTAAGCGTAGCAGGAGGAAAAAGGTTGGTGAGTGATCTGGACCTTGTTGATCATTATGATATGATGAACAAGGTTGTAGAGAGAATGTTGAAGGGGGAAACCCCTAGGTCAATCAGCAAGGAACTGGGTCTTAAGCAGGTCGAGGTCAATAGGTATATTGCTGAGTGGCAGGATTTTGCGCGGAACAGTGAGCATATCGCTGACCGGGCGAGGGACGCCCTGGTAGCCACAGATCAGCACTACAACATGATTATCAACCGGCTTTGGGAGACTGTCGAAGAGGCTAACGCTAATAGCGACCTAAAGGTCAAGGCTTCGACCCTAAAGATGATTTCTGACATTGAGAAGAATAGGATCGAAATGTTGCAGAAGTCTGGACTTCTGGACAATCAGGAGTTGGCTCAGCAGGTTGTGGAGACTGAGCGTAAGCAGGAGATCCTTGTTAATATTCTACGCACAGTTGCGAATGAGTATCCTGACGCTGCCGCCTTTATTCGCAAGGAACTTGGCAGGGTTACAAATACGGCAGAGGGGACTGTAATCAGGGTTGAGTCTGACTGACTTTCTAGATATTCTTAGTGGTGACGAGTTCGATGAAAGGCCGGTTCCGGTCAAGGAATTCGTTACCTCTGACAAGTATTTGGGGCTTCCACCGCTGTCTGAGAATCAGTATAAGATCATTGAGGCGTCATCACAGATTTATAAGTATGACACGCTGATCAACCTTTATGGCCCGGAGGAAGGAAACAGGCGGTGGAAGCAGACATATACCGAGATCATCATGCAGTTGGGGAAGGGTTCGGGGAAAGACTATACATCGACAATTGCGTGTGCTTATATCGTTTATCTGTTGCTCTGCTTAAAAGACCCGGCGCGGTACTATGGAAAGCCACCTGGCGACTCCATTGACATTCTGAACATTGCTATTAACAGCCAGCAGGCTCGCAACGTTTTCTTCAAGGGCTTCAAGAACAGGATTGAAAAGTCACCCTGGTTCGCAGGTAAATACACACAGAAGGCCGACGCGGTATCATTTATCAAGAACGTGACCGTACACTCCGGCCACTCTGAGCGAGAGTCCTGGGAGGGATACAACGTTATCCTGGTCATCCTTGACGAGATTTCAGGTTTCGCAATCGAGAATATGTCTGGAAACGAGAACGCTAAGACCGCTGACGCCATCTACAAGATGTATAGGGGCTCCGTAGACTCACGATTCCCGCAATTCGGCAAGGTTCTGCTGCTATCCTTCCCCCGATATAAAGAGGACTTCATCCAGCAAAGGTACAACGAAGTTATTGCAGACAAGGAAACGGTCATCCAAACTTACACCTTCCAAATTGATGAGTCACTTCCGGGCGGGCTACCAGATAACGAGTTCACAATCGAGTGGGAAGAGGATAGAATTATCTCCTACAAGTACCCAAAGGTGTTCGCAATGAAGCGCCCAACGTGGGAGGTTAACCCACTGATCAACCTGGACGACCTGAAAAACGCATTCCTCACTGACTCGGTAGATGCTCTGTCTCGATTTGCGTGCATGCCTCCCGAGGCCATCGACGCATTCTTCAAGTCTAAGGAAAAGGTAGAGAAGGCTTTCCGAGAAATGAACATTGCCATTACAGAGCATGGATCGTTCGCTGACTGGTTTAAGCCGGAGCATGACAAGGCCTACTACCTTCACGTTGACCTGGCTCAGAAGCATGACCGTTGTGCTGTTGCTATGGCCCACGTTGACCACTGGAAGAATCAGAGGATCATGGGGCAGACAAATATCATTGCTCCGTATGTTATTGTTGACGCGGTACGTTACTGGACACCTTCGTCAGACAAATCGGTTGATTTCACAGAGGTTAAGGACTACATTCTGAACCTTAAGAGGCTCGGCTTCGATATCCGAATGGTCACCTTCGACCGCTGGAACAGCCACGATATGATGCAGCAACTCCGTGAATATGGTTTGAAGTCTGAGACTCTATCGGTTGCTAAAAAGCATTACGAGGATATGGCACTGGCCGTTTATGAGGACAGGGTAAAGGGACCGCACCTTCCCATCCTCATCAGGGAACTTCTGAAACTAAGGATCAATAAGGACAAGGTTGACCACCCAAGGCAAGGCAGTAAGGACTTGGCTGACGCCACCTGTGGTGCTATATTCAATGCAATTTCTTTGACCCCGAAGGATCTTAACCCGGTCATTGAGATCTACGAACCTCGTGATCTAACTACTATTGACAACTTGGACAAGAGGGAGTATGATGAGGGTGTGATTCAGGCACCTAAGAGGATGCCCCCTGAGATCGAGGATTACCTTGATCGCATGAGACTGATCTAGGAGGTACGATGATAGAGCGGTTCAATCAGAACTGCAATATCGACCACGAAAGGTTCACAGAGCAGGAGTACATGGCTCACCTACAGGACTGGCATGGCCGGTGTGCAGACAAGATAGAGTGGATTGGCAGGACACTGTACTGCTTTGAGAAGCGCAAGCACTCTGGCTGGTGCAACTACACAAAATCAGGTTTCCCCGTATCAGCGATGGGGGAAGTATTCGAAGGGTATGATTTCTGGTGAAGCACGCATGGCACGATAGGGCGATCTTTCCAGGCATGGACCTGGACGATCTGGACAACTTAGATCCAGACGAGGTAGATTATTTGACGTGTAAATACTGTGGTGAGGTCAGTGACTATAATCGTCCAGACGTTGACGATGACTGTGCCTACGCCCCAATTGTGGGCCAACTTGACCTACTGACCGGTGATGTGCTACAATAGACCCATGACTTAGAACACTAGCGAAAAGGTGATAACCGTGGAGACTCGCGCTCCATCGAGAGAAGAGCGAATCGCATTCCTTCGTGAGAGGGACGGCGATTTTTGTATGCACCCGGAGTGTGGGGAGCCACTAGACTTTTCTATCGATTACGAAGATGAGAACAACAGGTGGGCCGTTACCCTAGACCACTGGAATCCGCTTTCTAATGGCGGAACGTGGGATCTTGATAATCTAAAGTTGATGCATCGCAAGTGTAACCAACTTAAGGGTGATATGGTTCCTTACAAGGACGGCACGCTTCCACAGCGCCGTCAGAGCACGTTTAAGCGCCGCGCTGAAAAGCGTGCTGGGCGTCTAGATGTTTGCGATACCTGTATGTCTGGACGCATCCTGCTTATTGGTGAGGAATGTCCTGACTGTGGATCTGGACCGCAGCCTGCAACTGCTCCGGCAGTCTACCAGTTGCGTCCTAAGGAATGTCCACACTCAGGTCCGTGGCACTGTTGGATGTGTTACTTGGGTATGATTCCACGCGAGGCGGCAATGAAAACTGTTCTAGATGGGGATTTTCTAGACCCATAGGTTAAGGCGAAACGCCAATCTCTTATAGGGGGTGGTGAGTCGTGACATAGACCTAGACATAGACTTAGTAACAACTAAGTGGTGGAGGATAAAATCTTTTATCCCTAGTCCTGAGCATGACTAAAACTGCTCATCTGCCTCGGACGCAGGCGCAAGACGGCTCTCTAAAAGCCAGACTTGGGGTTCAATTCCCCTCCGGGGCTCGGGCAGCGAAGGTATTGCTAGTAACGCCTTCCTCTAGTAGTGACAGCACACGATAAACGCCTATATCCAAGGCCCAGGCTGCGGAAGGATATCCTATAGGTAGTCCGTTTCCTTGATCTGCTAGGTTGCGCTAGTAACGCATATGCCCACCAAGCATCCGTAGTTCAACAGTAGAACGTCGCACTCTAAACGCGAATGTCGGCGGGGCAGCACCGTCCGGATGCACCAAAGTTGACACGCTTTATATAGTGTGCTAAACTAATAATAGTTATTCGGCGGCGCATTGTTGGCATATGCAGCAAGACTCTGAATCTTGAAGTCGGAAGTTCGATCCTTCCCCGCCGAGCCCCTCGAACTTGACATAGGGTTCGAATCCATGTATAATCATGGTATGAAAACTTGCAATTCGTGTGGTGTTTCAAAGCCGGTAGACCAGTTCAATCGGAAAAGGGACAAGTATCAGTCTAAGTGTCGTGAGTGTCAAAAGATGTGGTATAAGGAATACTACAACTCGGTTGACAAGGAGCGAGAAAGACTGTATACTAGAAACAAGGCGAGTCAAGATGCTCTAAGAAAAGTTACTAGAGTGGCTAGAGACGTTCCATGTATGGATTGTGGAGTCAAATATCCATTCTATGTTATGGACTTTGATCACCGAGACCCGGCGGATAAAGAGTTCACAATTGCAAAGATGATTAACCTCGGAAGCGTAGAAAAGATCGAAAAGGAAATTTCTAAGTGTGATGTTGTGTGTAGCAACTGCCACCGCATCAGAACATGGAAGGGTAATTGCAAAGAATTAATTTAATTCGGGTTCGTCTAATGGCAGGACAGTAGACTTTGAATCTACGAATCGGAGTTCGACCCTCTGACCCGAAGCCACGAGGAAACGCAATGTGAAATTCATTGCCTGGAAGTCGAGACTCCGGTAGTTCAAAAAAGAACACCTCGTATAGAGGGGCATAGGTGTTAAGGGATGGCACGATTCTTTTGCAAGGAATAGGATAGGGTTCGACTCCCTAATGCTCCACATGATGATTAATCCGATTGGCCCGCCAACGAATGTAGTCGATTACGGACAGTACAACTACCCGCGTACTACTAAGACAATTACCACTACCAGAGAATATGATGGTAAGGGTAATTTAGTCAAGGAAACAGTTGTTGAGACGACTTATGGTGCCGGTGATTATACTCCGTACTGGCAGAATCCTATAGTCTCCCACGGCACCATTACCAAGGCGGACCCATACACATATACCATCAATCATGACGATGGACACACGGTAACAGTAAACACAGAAACATTCTAATATGCTGGTAGAAATTACTCCTGATAGGCCAAACCTAGAGCGAGAACTTGAAGCGGCCCGCCTGATTCGTAATAGTGTTCGTCAATTTATGACTAATAACACCAAAATGATTACAGAGAGTGAGCAGATAGAGTGGTATAGCAGTCTCGACCATGAAAGGTTGAGACTGTTTCTTTATTTTAGTCAAGGCAAGGCGATTGGCTATGGTATTATTAACAGGCAGGATGCTTCGGCTGCTCTCTTAACCGGCGCAATTCTGGAAGAGTATCAGGGGCAGGGTCATGGGAAAAAACTGTTCCAGACTCTAATTGATCTGACTAATGATGACCAGTTCGTACCAGAATTGGACGTTCTTTCTACTAATAATAAGGCAATCAATCTCTATCGATCACTCGGATTTGTCGAGACTGCTGAGCATAATGGCGTAGTCTCTATGGTTAGGCGTACGGTATAAGGTTGTATAGATGATAAAACTTATAGCGTTCGACCTTGATGGAGTTCTTGTATCTACTAAAGATATTCATTTTCACGCCCTGAACGAAGCCCTTAAAGAGCAGGGGGCACAGTATGTTATCTCCGAGAAAGAGCACCTGTCCGTCTTTGACGGATTAAAGACTACCGAGAAGTTAAACATGCTGTCAGAAAAGCGTGGACTCCCACGAGGAGCCCATGATTCTATCTGGAAAAGAAAGCAGGAGTTTACAGCCGAGGTGATAAATAGGTCTGTTGGCGTAAATCACATTCTCGTAGATCTTATGAGGTCGTTGACAGCAAGAGGGGTCAAGATTGCCTGTTGCTCCAACTCCATCAGATCCACTACGGCCCTCGTGCTAGAGAGATTGGGTATAAAAGAATATTTTGATATCATTGTCTCTAACGAAGATGTGAAAAATTCTAAGCCACACCCGGAAATGTACTGGAAGGTTATGTCTCTTTATGGGGTTCTTCCAGAAGAAACATTGATCCTAGAAGACTCTCCGGTCGGACTAAGGGCTGCCACGCTCTCCGGAGCAAACACATTAAGAATCTCCGACCCGCTAGAGGTGACAAAAGAGTTTGTGGAATCTAGAATCGGAGGGTATAATGGTAAAATGAATTCTTCATGGTCACAGTCAAGCCTGAACGTAGTTATTCCTATGGCCGGAGCCGGATCTAGATTTGAGAGTGCCGGATATACTTTTCCTAAGCCTCTGATTTCTGTCAGGGGAAAACCAATGATTCAGGTGGTTGTTGAAAATCTTGGAATACAGGACGCGACATTTATTTACATTGTTAGATCAGAACATCGGCAGAAGTACAATCTTGACACAATGCTACAACTTATCACGCCTGGTCAGGTCAAAATCGTGGAAACTGATGGTCTGACGGAGGGCGCAGCAGTTACCACTCTGTTAGCGTCAGAGTTTATAGACAACGAGAGCCCGCTTCTACTGGCAAACTCGGACCAGTATGTAGAGTGGTCGCCCTCAGACTTCTTCTACTTTATGCAGGAGTCGGCTACAGACGGGGGAATAGTGACATTCAAGTCCACTCACCCCAAGTGGTCGTTCGCTAAGGTTGGGGAGGATGGATACGTTGAAAGAGTAGCCGAAAAAAATCCTATTTCGCATAATGCGACTGTCGGTATTTATTACTGGAAGCGCGGTAGCGACTACGTTGCCTCTGCCAAGCAGATGATTGATAAAAACATTAGAACTAATAATGAGTTTTATGTCTGTCCGGCATTTAATGAGGGAATACAGGGCGGTTTAAAGTTTAAGACGTTCGATGTTGATGATATGCATGGTCTCGGCACACCAGAAGATCTGGAAGAATTTTTAAAGGAGGATCGGTGGTAATTATTTCTCACCGGGGCAACCTGTACGGGCCCGACCCAAATTCCGAGAATTCACCCAAGCAGATACAGAGCGTGATTCACCTAGGGCTTGATGTAGAGGTAGACCTGTGGTGGGTTAATGGCTGCTTCTATTTAGGACACGATGAGTTGCAGTACGAGGTGTCTGCAGAATGGCTGCACCACTACAGAGACAACCTTTGGATCCACTGCAAGAACGGCACTGCGCTAGAAAAGGTTTCTAACTCGTTCCTTAAGGATTTGAGGTATTTTTTCCATATCACAGATTCGTACACCCTGGTAAGTAACGGGGTGGTATGGACCCACCCATCGGCACCACCGCTGGAAAACAGCATCTCTGTATTACCAGAATTGTGGGAGCCGACCGACAACCTCTTAGGAATCTGTACAGACTACCCATTGGAGTATATAAATGTATAACCTAACTGGAATTTATTGGATAAAAAATGAAGGGAGATATCTTCCAGAATATCTAGAGTTTCATCTCATGCAGGGGTTCGACCATTTTATCTTCTACGACAATGGCTCCACGGATGGGACCAGGGAAATTTTAGAGCCATACGGAGACCTGGTAGAGTTACGAACTTATCCTGATGGATTAAACATAAGCAAGAACAGTTGGGTGATGGATTACTGCATTCAGGAGCAAGCATTCAAGACCAGGTGGCTACACTATCATGCTATTGATGAACGCTTGATTAGTCCGACAGGGAAAAGTCTGCCAGAGATGCTGTCAGAATACGAGAACTATGGGGGAGTTAGTGTAGCATGGCAACTAATAAACTCCTCTGGACACATCTATCGTCCGGAGGGGTTGTTGATGGAGAACTATTTCGATGCTGCTAAGGATCCCATGTATCATATAAAGACTATTTTCCAACCGCACCTAGCCCTCCAACACGCCGGTCACCCACATAACTTCCTGTACCAGCCAGGTCTTTTTTCTGTGACAGAAAACCACAATGCAATATATGGAGCATTTTCTCCCGACGATTATACAATGAACAAGTTAAAACTATACCACTACATTACTCTTTCTAAAGAGGAGTTCGAGGTCAAGATGAATAAAGGCGTACTTGATCGGGTGGAGTGTCAGGACTCTAGAAGACCAGATGTAGACTTTCAGTGGTCCTTGGCGCATGATATTCCAATAGGCCGGGACGAGTCTTTGTTTGAGTGGGTGGAGCCAACAAGAGCGGCCATTCTCGAAAGATATAGGCATAATCCAGAAATATTGGAGCGAATAAATCATTGAAGACACTTATTCTAATGGCATACTATGAGCGACCTGAAATGGTCAAACTGGCGCTAGACTCTATCTGTGCTCAGGGGGATGCAGACTACCACCTGGCGATTGTGGATGATGGTTCCACCAAGCCACTCAGAGATGTAATAGATCAATATGTCTGGACAATTGGCGACGTTACTCTTTATAACACTAACGATTCCGTAGAGCAGAAGTTGGCTCAGGGAGGGAGCAGATTTGGTTCCTTCTGGAACAAGGCGATAGAGGACACAGACGCAGATTTAGGAATCATGCTTTGTGACGACGACGCCCTGGTACCCGGATATATAAATGGTCTGGACAGATATTACACTGCCAATCAAGATGTCAAGTATAGTTATGGGCACGTTAGCGTCTATGACCCCACTACATATCCGTCAATAGATAATATGCCGTTCGACTATGGAACATTTCTAAACGCCCACACTTGGCCAATTGATCCATACTGCAGGGTAGATGCAAGCCAGGTATCCTGGCGAATCAAGGACTGGAAAGAGGCTGGCATAAAGTTCCCGGCACCTCAGACAGCAGCATTAGACGCTGAGGTATACTCACAAATGTTCGAAGCCTTCGGTCCATGCCCATTCAACGAAATGGTTGTGCAGTATAAGGGCGTCTTTTCAGATCAATTGGGGCAGAGGTCAAATCATTTCGTTGTAATTGACGATGGACCGACCGACACAGAGTTGGTATAATGTTACTATGATCCCACTGTTCAAAGTAAATATGTCACCGGTCGCCAACGAGAAGGTTGCAGAGACACTCTCCTCAGGCTTCGTCACGCAGGGCCCGAGGGTGGACGAACTAGAGGCCGTATCCCATCAGTATCTTAATCTTCCTCGTGAGCCTGTTGCTGTCAACTCTGCTACGTCAGCACTTGATCTAGCATTCGACCTGGCCGGAATCGAGCCAGGTGACGAGGTTATCTCTACCCCCATGACCTGCTATGCTACTAACGCAGGGCTTATGCGACGCGGCGCTAAGATTGTGTGGGCAGATGTTTACCCATTCACCGGAAACATTAGCGTATTTGATGTTGAAAGAATTGCCACTGATAAGACTAAGGCGATTGTCGGAGTAAATTGGGCTGGTCAGTTCGCTGAGTATGATGCTCTCAAACTGCTAGCACCCACAGTAATTGAGGATGCCGCCCACACCTGGGACACATACGATCACAACATGCCTCGTGGAGACTATATTGCTTATAGCCTACAGGCTATTAAGTTCCTGACGGCAGGCGACGGCGGACTCCTGGTAACTCCGGAAGAAACTCACAGGCTTGCCCGTATGAAGCGCTGGTATGGTCTAGACAGAGATAATAATGAAAGTTTCCGGTCGATGCAGGATATCAACACCATCGGCTATAAGTACAATATGAATGATATCAGCGCAACTATCGCATTGGCTAATATGCGATCTGCAGCAATGGGAGTTCACGTTCACAGGAACAACGCCAAGCATATGTACGAAGCCTTAAAGGATTTGGATTGGCTGTTCGTACCGCCCTACTACGAGGACACCTCATACTGGATCTTCCCACTTGTGGTGAATAACGGTATAGATCGTGACGACTTTGAGAGATACCTTAATGCCAATGGAATCCAGGCAGCACAGGTACACACTAGAAATGATAAGTACAGTGTCACGAAAGAGTTTGATACTAGAACCTTGCCAGGACTGGACTACTTCTCTACACACCAAACAAATGTTCCATGTGGTTGGTGGCTAACTAATGATGATACAGATTTTATCATTGAGAGCATTCGGAGATATCGTTGAGCGTTACCTATATAAGTGTTTTCTATATGGGGGAGAGACGCTCCGCTGGACCTGCGTGCCACGTCAGAGATCATCTAGATTTTCTGAGTAACGCAAACGCTCCCTTAGACAGGGTAGTTCTAGTCTTAAACGCAGACTCTAAGGATGATATAGTAAATTTTGCCAGAGAGGTTCAGCCTTATAAACCATACTATACTGACCTATCTGTTATTATAAGAAATAATCAAGATTTCTCTTACGGAGGATGGAATAGTGCTATAGATGCCAGCGTCAGGGCCGGTAATGAAACGGATTATTTTCTGATGGAAGATGATTATGTTCCCGCAGTAGATAATTTTATAGACATATTTTATGAAAGGATGACTGATGGGGTAGCATATGTATGTCCGAAGATTCTGGATACTCATGGACAGCCTCACGCTGCACATAGCGTAGGGCTTCTGAGTGGCGAGGCAGCAAGGTTGATGGTTAAGCATCATGGTTCTCCACTGCTTATCGCCCCGGCGCACAACTACTCGGGGGTAGAGTGGAATCAGGTACACTTTCTCGATAATATGACTGCTAGTGGATATAAGATTAGTGATATAGCAGATAGATATTCGGTCCCATTCAGCGGACTGCACCAGGATACCATAGAACTAGGTCAGCAAAATGCTGTTGCCCCAATTGTTCCGATAGGGTATAATGGATAGGACGACAGGAGACAGATGAAAAGGGTTTTGCTGACCGGTGCTTCCGGTTTTGTTGGCAGCCATGTGCTTCGCCACTTTCTAGTTAATACTGATTGGGACATTGTATGCCCAACCACCTTCACTCACAAGGGGCTGCAGGATAGAATTCGTCACGCCGTTCGTGAGGTTGATGAAGATTATGCCCGCACCAAGGTTATCAGGTGTGACTTCACCTCGCCTATCTCTACGCTGACGGCCAGAGAGTTCGGCAAGATCGATTATGTGTTCAACGTTGCCAGTGAGTCACACGTTGACAGAAGCATCGAGGAACCGGCACCGTTCATTATCAATAACGTATCCTTGATGGTACACATTTTGGATTGGGCTCGTAACTCTGATATTGAGAAGTTCATTCAAATTTCTACTGATGAGGTTTATGGGCCAGCCCCTGATGGGTACGCCCACCGTGAGTGGCAGGACCAACACCTACCGAGCAATCCGTACTCCGCTTCCAAGGCTGCACAGGAAGATATTGCGTTTTCTTATTGGAGAACCTACGGACTTCCGCTGGCTATCACTAACACCATGAACATTATTGGTGAGACGCAGGATCCCGAGAAGTTTGTTCCTATGGTGATTAAGCGTATCTTGAATGAGGAATTGGTACAGATTCACGGCTCGCTAGATGGGCGTATCGGTTCACGCTTTTACCTACACGCCAGGAACCAGGCTGACGGGCTAATGCACGTCGCCTCCCTGCCATTCCCGAAGTACGGCGAGGCTGAGACTCCACTACGCCTGCACATCGCCGGTGAGCGAGAGGTAGACAACCTGGAACTAGCAACACTTATTGCAGAGTTCATTGGCAATCCTCTACACTATGAGATTGTAGACTTCCACAGTTCTAGGCCAGGACACGATCTAAGATATGCACTTAATTGTGATAACATCGAGGCAACAGGCTGGAAAGCCCCACTGCCCCTAGAGGAATCTCTGCAGAGGACTGTCGAGTGGACACTAGACCACCCGGAGTGGTTGACAATATGATCGGTATTCCATTCATCATCCCCTGTCTTAACCGGTTTGATATGTTTACCGAAACAATTGAAACTGTTGACACAGCCATTAGGCCAATCGTTATAGATGCATGGCGCAATAATCGCGGCGTGTCGGGAGCCTGGAACGAGGGCATGAGAAGGGCCAGGGACTTGGGTTATAGATGGGCACTTATTTCTAATGATGATCTTAAGTATCCACCCGGCGCAATCGAGGAACTCTACAAGACAATTGTCGAGACTGGTGCCGGAGTCGTGTCTCCTAATCAGGTAAGGCTACCACTACGTCAGCACATGTTTGAGAATGAGGGGCTCCGTGAAGGTGCAGACTTTTTCTGTTTCTTTATCGATATTCCACAGGTCACAGAGCAGGCCGGGTGGTTCGATCAGAACTTCTACCCCGCTTACTTTGAGGACAATGATATGCACCGAAGGATGATCCTTGCCGGTGTTAAGGGATACGTCAGAACAGACATTGATGTTATTCATGAGGGATCTATGACCCAAAAGTTTGATAAGTATAATCCCAACGTGACTACTGAGAGGTTCGAAGCCCACAGGGGCTACTTCCGTAAGAAATGGGGCGGTGAGCCGACTGATGCCACCTATCTGACCCCATTCAATGAACCCGACTTGACAGTACGCGATTGGAATGGTAGTATGGTACTTGATGGGTTAGAAACAAGTCCTGCTCAGGAACTACTTGACAGGATTGACTCAAAGTGCTATGATGTAGCATACGAGAGTTACTAATGCGTGTGTCATATAAAGGCCATTATCCTTGCCTTCCAAGCAAGAGATCGGGGTTCGATTCCCCGCACACGCTCCACCCGCCTGTGGGCTAATGGGAGGTCGCTCGGCTTGGGACCGAGAGGTAGAGTGTTCGATTCACTCCTGGCGGACGTTGGATACATGGTGTCTAAAGCATTAAAGTGATGTGCTACTCTGTGACAGTAGAGAAGAGGGGGCAGTACCCTCTAGACACCCCATCTCTTCGTGGTCCAAAGGATACGACGTTAGTCTACGGAACTAAAGATGCTGGTTCGATTCCAGCCGGGGAGACGCTCGGGTGCGGTGAAGCAGGATTGACCCCCTGTGTGAACGCATCAAATGCGGATAATATGTCGGTTACCGCCTGACCCGCCGTGGAGTGCAAATAAGGGATAGGTCAATCTCATGTTGCAGAAAGCGTAGGTGGTAGGTTTAACGCTCTATAGGCTAATGGTAAACCGAGGGTCTCATAATCCCTATTCGATAGTTCGATTCTATCTAGAGCGACCGTAAACGATCTTGACATTAGGCCAAATGGGTGATATGATCTTGATATCATCTTGGAGGTAATCATATGTCAACATATCTGCCATATACAGCAGACTCATTCTTTAAATCTAAAGTTGTTGGGGCTCCAGTTGATTCTGTAGCAACAGCAACTTTTCGTAGTTTTATGAAGACTCACCCCGATCAGAAGGGTTATCCGTATCCAATTATTCGCGGTGTAGGTAGTAATAAGTGGGGAACAACATTCGCAGAGGGAACTTCTGCTGATCCAGTATGGAAACTTACTGGAACAGTTGCTACTAAGGCTGGGGTTTTAAAGACTAGCGGATTCAGGGCACCAGCAAATTTCGGACAGAGGCTAACTGGAACGTCAGACTCTCCGTTCGCAGTCCTAGATCTAGCCAATGGGTTTACAGTATTTGGAACTCAGGCTAAGGTTGTCGCTCCATATACTATTAGCGTAGCATCTGCTGGTGTAACATATCACTCAAGCAACGGGTTGGATTACAGGAACCCTAAGAGTAATGACGTCAGAAATATTACTAGTAGGGGAAGAATTAGTGATGCTATGGTAATTAGGAAGAGCCTTGCGGACGCTGCCGTTGCCGGTTCTGGTGACCTGGGTCATACCCTGCATCTATTTATCTGCGAGACGCTAACTAGCGCTGGCTACTGCCACCCCATGACTGGTGCAGAGTCTGGAAATTATGGATTCGGCGCGGAAGGGCTAAGAATTGCTATTCGCCCAGACCTTAATGTTTCAGCACTACCTCTTTCTACATACGGTAAAGTAATTGCAAACACCCTTCAAAGATATGGGTGTTACATCGGTGATAACTCTGGCGGCGCGTCCAGTCTTAAAGCAGAGCAGGAGTCAGCAGTTTCTCCTGTGTGGGGGACTAGTTTAAAATCTGATGCCTTAAAGGGCATAACCTGGGACGACTTTATCGTTCTACCTAAGGGGTGGCAATAATGTCAATCATAATTTCTAATACAAAACTCCAAACACTTCCAGTTACAGGAACGCCGTGGACAAAAATGAAGTCCGTTGCTGATGGAAGTATGGGGTATATCAATCTTTCGGATCAAAACTCTACCACTCCCGCCAGGACCCTGGCCGCAGCATTAGTTTATGCCAGGACTGGCTCGATGGCGCACAAGGATAAGGTTGTCAATATTCTTAAGCAGTTGCCGACAGCCTCTCTTGCAAATGCTCGGGTGCTATCAGTAGCCAGGCAACTCGCAGGATTCGTTGCAGCCGCAGACCTAGTAGGCTACAGAGACCCGGCTTTTGTAGCATGGGTGTCGTCTATGAGAACCTACAATATTGGTGGACATTCTAGGTGGTATAAGATTGATTTTACCAGTTCAGATTCTGCAAATAACTGGGGCGGCTGGGCTCTTGCCAGCAGGACCGCAGCAAGCGCCTATCTTGGAGATACCGCAGACCTTGCAGTCTGTGCTAAGATTTTCAAGGGGTATTCTGATAACACTGTTTATGCTGGATTTAGAAAGACCGCAGACTTCGATCCAACATGGGCGGTAAATGCAACAAGTTGGACACCTATTAATCCTGCCGGATTCCCAGGAAAGTCTGGTGCCTGTGTAGAAGATATCTCTAGATCAGCAGGCTCATATCCGACAGTTGACGATACCGGAAAGACATATTCGTGGGAGTTTATTGGTGGGGCAACTCTTACTGCCAGAATTCTTTCTAACTCTGGATATCCAGACGCATATTCGTGGGGGAACAACGCATTGAAGAGGGCCGGTGAGTTTATGAAGTCCATCAATGCTTACCCTCCTCTATATTCTGTTAATCAGTACATTCCGTGGGAAATTAATAATGCTTACGGAGTATCGTTGGGTCCGGTGAATGCGGCTGGGTACGGTCGTCAATTCGGATTCACCGACTGGTTGAAGTAGGACTTGACAGACTTAGGATAGTTTGATAGACTAGTCTAGTCGCACACGGACAAGGCTTAGGCGCATGAGTCCCCTATGGACGAGGACAACAAGGCGGTGGGATGCGAGTGGTGATGCGACATTTGGAAGCGCCAGCCGAATGACGGAGACGGCCGCTGTCTTGAAAACAGTTGGGGATAATGCCCGTAAGAGTTCGAACCTCTTCGCTTCCGCCCGTTGACAATCCATTCATCTACTGATAGGATAAGTAATGCCATATATTTCTGAGAAAGACAGGAAGTATACGTATTTGCTTGGACCCAAGGGTCCTGGTGAACTGAACTTTCTTTTCACCGAGGCAATTACCGATTATATAGAAAAACAGGGCTTGTCATATCAAACTATCAATGATGTTGTCGGTGCTCTAGAGGGTGCTAAGTTGGAGTTCTACCGGCGCGTGGCAGCCCCCTATGAGGATCAGAAGATCGAAGAGAACGGAGACGTTTACTGATGCGTGGACCAGGGTATACTATCTCGCAGGCTAACTCTCCTCCCAAATTAAGAGATATTGTGGAGTCGGCAGAGTTTGTTGTTAAAGTAAGCCAAGAGGCCATAGACTCTGGATACATGACTCATGATGAAAAAATCGCGGCAGCCGCAACAGCGACAGCCTTCAACTGGTTTGCTATGTCTTTGAAAGGATTGTTTACTAATGACGAGTTGGTTCGAGATACAGATTCTTAAGGTGGCTCGTGATGCTATTGCAGCCTATAGAGAGCGCACCGAGGTTATGAAGGATAAGGCATAATGCTACAACGTGGTGATATCTTTGAAATCGATGGAGATAAGTGGGTGGTCTTAGAGGCATCCTCCTATCAAGCAAGATATGATATGACATTATACACAGAGACAGAATACTCGTACCTTGCCTCTAGAATCTCTAAAACCGGTAAGCCGTTGAAGTCTATGTGGAGATTCAGTAGCGGTTCCGGCTCGACGCACTGGATTGCTAGAAATCAGCCGTGCATTGGCAGGGCCAAGGTAGAGGTCAAGTATAATGTTTCAGATGTGAACTTGACAGACTTTCAGAAGTAGTGTAAGATAGAGGTACTGGTGCAAAGAGAAGTGTTGAGTGTCACCTCGCCTTGAAGTAAAGATGGCACTCACTACCCGCTGAACCACCAGTATCCTACCGGATTAGTTAAATGGCATAACATTAGTTTTACACACTAAATTCGGGGGTTCGATTCCCTCATCCGGTACGCGCTCCGCTTGGAGTACCGAGAAAGTGTTTTTCACGGTTTCTGTGTCTCGGCTAAGTAGTAAGAAAACGTGAGCATGGCCCCATCGTCTAGTGGTTAGGATACAAGGTTTTCACCCTTGCGATGAGAGTTCGATTCTCTCTGGGGCTACTCGCACCGCCTTCGGGTGATTTGGATGAGGTTGGAGTCCTCAGCGAAAAACTCCATATGGTCCCGTAGTGTAACGGTTTAACACGTTACCCTGTCACGGTAAAATAGAGGGTTCAACTCCCTTCGGGACCGCGTTACTCCTCGGGCTCGATTGCAGTCGATTCTCGGGGCTTTCTGGGAAGAGCAGAGTCATGCTGCAACATGATGACGGGACAAAAGAATCGATTGCCAAGAGGCTTTCTTTTCACAAAATCTTCCCACCATTCTCCTGTAGTTCAATGGCAGAACGGTCGGCTGTTAACCGACGAATCGGAGTTCGAATCTCTGCGGGAGAGCGTAGGGGTATCTTGCAATCCCCTAATCCTGTCCAGTTACAGGTAATTAACTGGCCTGGTCCTCGGTGCCGCTTCACCGAAGGCGTATGTAATACCGCGTGAAGGATTACAAGGGTCGGCAAGACGGCCCGAATGCCCCTAAAGCATTAAGGTGATGCACTCGGCTCTTACCCGAGAGAAGATCGGTCGGTACGATCTGGGGGTACTTGACAGAGAATCCAAACTATGCTACACTGTTTGGATGGCGTACAAAGATCCTAACGATCCTAGGGCTAGAGAAGCCCGACTAAGGCACTACTACAAAAATAAGCAGCAGTATTATGACAGGAACCAAAAGAAAATAGCGGAATTAAGACAGTATGTGCTAGATATCAAAGACTCTACGCCCTGCTTCGATTGCGGGGCTAGGTTCCCAGGAGAGCCCTGGCTGTTGGAATTTGATCATGTGAGAGATAAGTCTAATAGCATACAGTATTTTGTACAGAATGGATCGCTTAGACTTTTGAAGGAAGAGATAGAAAAATGTAACTTGGTGTGTGTTCTCTGTCACAGACGCAGAACAGCCCTCAGGGGCAATTGGGTTGACAACAGGCTCGCACATCTGCTACAATGAACATGCACCACAAGTGTTAAAGTGACACGGCGGCTTCCAAACCCGCAAAACCGGGGGCAGTACCTGGGTGGTGTGCCACATGGCTCTTAAGTAGAAGCGGAAGATACGCTCGGTTGAAGCCCGAGAGAGCAGGGTTCGATTCCCTGGGGAGCCACG